CCATCACCGCCATCACCGCCATCACCGCCATCACCGCCATCACCGCCATCACCGCCATCACCGCCATCACCGCCATAACCGCGTGAATTTTCGTCGCGTGTAGATTTTCTAACAACCTTGAAAAGATACCGTTCATTATCAATCATTAGTGGTGCTCCAAAAACACCAGTGACATTAGAAACTAAAAATTCCTTTTGTCCTTCACCTTGTTCATTATTCTTTTCTACACTCATGGAAACTGTTTCTCCGGGATATAGAATTTTAAAACTATTGTCACACTGTATTGAAGTATAGTGGATGAATAATTCTCTTCCAACTAAATCTGATTCTGGATTTACAACCTTGACAAAACCAAAACCTTTCTTTCTATCAAACCATACTACTTGACCAATTTCACTCATTTTACCCGTTAATTATACAATATTATAATAATAAATCTTTATATATGTTTAAGATATTATTTCAAATAATATTAATTATATATGTGATTTTTTTATTCTTTAATATATTAGATCTTAAGAAATATAATATGAATGGTTTTATAAAAAAATGTAAAAGTAGTGAAGATATCTTATCAAATATACGTAATTTAAACCCTGTTTTATTACATCATGAAAATGATTTTATAATAAACGATGTTATGCTTGACCATGGTGATAATATTGAAAATATTGTATTCAATGAAAGAGAACATATTAATATAGATGGGAATAAATCCCTTTTGAATATTATTGATAAAGAAGAAATACCATATTATCTCATGGGAGGTAAAATACCAACAATAAATAATGATTCAATTGGCATTTATAAAAACCATACTGGAAACTTAGAACAATGTAATAGTAATAATACAATTATATATATAATAGACGGTGATACTAAATTATATTTATTTAATCCAAAACATAAAAATGAAATTAAAGATAAAGAATTAAAAACGACAAAAAAATGGGCACATATCAAAGAATTAAAAAAGGGTGATTATTTAATCATACCAACAAATTGGTTATATTTTTTAGAAACTGAAGAACACTGTATTTTATATTTTAATAAAGTAAATAATATTTTTACAATACTTCCTAATTACATAAGAGATAATTATAAATCTTTTACACTTCCCGATTTTATATCTTCGGTAAATTGAGTAATTTGCATTGTAAAACTTGTTAGAAGTGTTCCATAAAGCATGAATTGATAATCTTTGATTGCTTTAAGATAATCTAGACAATAGTTACAAATAATGTTATGACCAAATATTGTTGTCCAATGATCACACCCAAAATATTTACACATCTCATGTATAAATATATTTGCGATAATAACAATCAAAAGTAGAAATACATATTTTTTAACTGTTTGTTTAAATTCCATAATAAATGATTTAAAACATATAGTATCTTTTTTTCAAATTTATTTAATATTTTTTAACTTCTATGTAATCTTCTGTATCAATTTCATAATAAGCTTCTTTATAACCTATCTGTAATGGTGGTTTGGGTATATAATAAAGTATCCAACAAAATCCACTATATATAGAGATAATCACCCATGCTATAAATTGGTAAGAAACATATACACCATGTATAGTCCTAATCATGTAATATAAATTAATAATATTTGTTAATGCGATACCATTAAACATATTTATATATTTTAATTATTTAAAATTTTATACATATTATTAAATAATGAGAATGTTCAAAAAAATATTAAGTAATGCGAATATAAAAAGACGGATACCATTTCCTTTATTTGATATTTATTATTTTGATTGGCAACCTTTGGTTAGAACTGAAATCCATGATCATGCTAAAAATGGTTGTTTAATGATATTATTAAAGGGTGAATTAAATGAAAAAATATATAATAAAAACTTAGAAATTATAGGAAAAAATAACTATACAAATCCAAATATATCATTTATCAATGATAAAAAAGGCTATCATTCTGTCAAAGCATTAAAAAAATCTAAATCAATTCATATTTATTATCCAAAGGATCATAATACAAAGTCTTATAAAAAATATAAGTAATAATAATATGGAATTAAAAAGGTTTCTTATAATTGTAAGTGTTTCTGTTATATTTATATTCTTTTTTTGTAATGATACTATAGAGGGACAAACCGATGGTGATGGTGGTTCACGTTGTGGGGTAGAAGATACAGAATCATTTGAAGTGTTAAAAGACTGCCTTGAGCTTCCCGATGAAGATGCAGTTACATGTGGTGGAGATGCTCCTCCACCGAGCGATAGTTGTATTGGTAGGTGCATAACACCCATAGTTTCTAATTCGGGATTGACTGCGGAGCAGGTTATGGACCCTGACCGTTTTAATGAAGTGAGACCTACCATGGAAGAAATTCTTTCTTCATGTGCTCCAGAAGAAGATGAACCCACTGAAATGGGAAATTCTGATGAAGAATCAGAACAAAAATTTGGAGTTGATTGTTTGAATAATTGTGAAGTATATTTTCATGATTGCGAAGTAAAGAACGAGAGAAAAACTGTGAATGGAAAAATAAAAATGGTAAAAACATATGGTAATGTAGAAGAATGTCCCAATGGACTCATTCCCGAAGAAAGATGCGATGATATTGATTGGGGTTGTAAAGAGTGTAAGTCTGGATTTTATGTTGGCACTGACAAATTATGTAAACCCAATCCAAGTACATTGGCGATTATATTATATTCAGTATTGTTTTTAATAATTAGTGGATTATTATTATTTGGTGGTCTTAAATTAAAAGAATGGATTTTAAAAAGGGAAGCAAAAGCGATGGCTTCAGGTGTTAAAAGTGCTGGTTTATTCCCTGTGATACCCCCACCATCAAAAATTTGATTAATATTTAATAAACATTGAATCAATAATATATAATGAATAATATCCTTTCACGGGTTATTCATGAACAAAATAAGGATCTCTTACAAAGAATAGCAAACGACAAATTTACAACTGTTGAGGAAAGAGAAGCATTTATAAGTAAATATCATAAATTAAATTATGCGCATTTGAATACTGTTAAGAAAGATAACGTTGAAAGTTATAAAAAGAAGTATAAAAGGGCGATGCGTTAAAAAAGCATTATTATAAAGTAGTATTGTATTGGTGGACACAACCAAAATCGTGTCATTATATAATCCGGAAACTGGGAGAGTCTTTATCCTTGGTACCTCCTTTAATAACTATAACATGATAACTACATACCATACAATGTAATAAGATTGACGCCCAATATTTTCAGTTTTTTCATTTATCCTGGGGTAAACGACAGTCCCTTAAAAATGTAGTTATATATGAGTTATAGTTTAAGATTCATTTTTTAATTTAGTTTTAGTATTAATATTATATTATAATATAATATATGGTAGTTTCTTTTAATAATCAAATAGGTTTAAGCTTAGATCACCTAGTTAGCAAAGAAATTTTTAGTTTGATTATCCTTATGATGGTCCATGACGGGTTTCATGATTTCTATAATGATAAATCTAAAGATGATTTTTTAGACCTTTTTAAAAAATATATTGTTGTGGATTCTCCGGTTGCGGTTGCGGATACGACTGTTTCTGGCGGTGCCGGCACCGCGCCCCCCTTGGCGGCGGCGATTGGGGAGGAGCCGCCGGGGGATAGAGGACATCGCGTAGGGCGGTTCCCTGGACCTGAAATTGAAGGATTAGAAAATTTTGAAAACGTACTTGATGAAACAAATATTTTATTAAATGAATTAATTCTCAAGTATAATTATTTATTTATCAAAGAAACAATAAAAGAACATTATGATAGATATTATATAGTGTTGAAAGATGAAATTAGAGTAAGTATAGAAAAATATCTAAATGCTTTACATAGATTTGGATTGGGGGGAACAGGAAATTATAATACTTTAAAAGGATATTATATGACATATTTTCGTACATTGTCAGATGGTGATTATAGTAATTTAAATCATTATATGTCAAATACCATTGGAATTTTAGAAGGAATAAAAACTTTAGCTGAAGCGAATATACTATCATCTAACCATTCTAGTTTAGTACGTTCTATCGGTGGTGAAATAGTTAGTAGAATGGATGAAAGTATAATTAGAATGGATGAAAGTATAATTATAAGTGAACAATTATCTGAAAAAAGTTTAGCATTGCTCCGTCGTTCTGATCTCCCTTTACAAACACGGTTTGAACTACATCGTATTCTTAAAGAAATATATGATGAACTTTATTCTTCACTTAAAAATAGAATAAACATTAAAATTTTTGATCACATATTTACTAATACATTTGAATTACTTGTATCATCATGTAATTATGAAGGTTGTAAGATAGATGAAACTTTAAATATTGGAAAAGAATTCATAATTTTTGAATTTTATAAATTAAGATCATTTGAATCTAACCTTACGCCTGAAGAAAAACAAGTTTGTATCGATATGTTTAATCAAATTGATACAAATAGAGATGGTAATATTAGTCAAGTAGAGCTTATAACTGCATTAAGATTAAATATAAGTGTATTAAGTAGTTTAACAAATGCACCAGTAAGTATACAGGAAGTGATAAATATACCAATCCCGGAGAATGATAACCCTGAAAGTATTGCTGCTTTTACAAGGACGTTTCAAAAGATTGATAAAGATGGTCATGAAGCCGATGAAGGGCGTGGAATATCACAAGTAGAATTTACAAACTATTATTCCACGATTAAAAATAATGAAAAAATCAAAGTCACATTCAGTGGTGATCTAGAAATACTCAGAAAATATTTAACACCTGATAATCCTGATAATTTTAAAACAAAGGATTTTGAAGATTTTTATTACGAAGAATTATTTTCAGGTCTTATGGAAGAAACAGAAGAAGAATATAGGACCATGAATAATAAACGGAAACCAGGAATAAATGTATCGGAAAATGAAACATCACAGACAGAAACAATTCCATTAGCACAACAAGCTTTAGTTGTAGAGGGTAGTGATGAAGGGGAGTTAGAATATACACAAAGTCTAGCAGTTTCACCTACCACTTCTCCGCAATATAGACAAAATAGTCCAGTGGAAGAAAGTCAAGCATTTACACCGACCACTTCTCCACAATCACGTTCGCTTCGGGATGGACAACATAGTCCCGCAGCAATAGCACCCGATAGTCCTGGAGGTATTCAAGTAATGGATATTGTGGAAGAAAAAAGTGATATTCGTAGTGGGAAAAGATTAAAGGGTGCTCCACCACCACCACCAGTCCCTAATACTGGAGGTAATCCAGTAATATCGGGTGGTGCAGATTCTTCCGCAATTACTCCGATAATATTGCGAGAATGTGTTGATTTTTTTAATAGGATAAATAGATATTTAAACGAATTAAATTCAAAAACAAATATAGATGATACTTATAAGGAATTCTTTGAACTCTTTACTGATAAAAAACCGGAATGGTGGACCGATGGAGATTCTTCAACTGTTTCTACTTTTGATGAAAATGAATATGATGAAACTGCAAAACCTGAGATAATTCGTTTACTAACATTCATAGAGGGAACACCCACCACAGATATATCTAATTATAAGGGTCAATTAGAATCTATAAATTCTATCATATATATATATGAAAGTTTTAAAAAATTCTTTAATAATAAACTATATTCAAAAGTAAAAACTAAATCAGATAATATAGATTTAAAAATACCGGGTAAAAGTAATGATTTATATGATGAACTAAGTATTACTTATAATTATAATGGGAAAGATAAAAAAATATATTTTTCAATAGTTGAATTTATTTACATTATGTATATGCGTTATGAAATGGATATTAAAAATATACCCCATCGTGAATTAAAATTAGATATAAGGAATAGTTTTGTTATTAATGCTTACACTTTTGGAGAAAATGCATTAAAAAGGACACGTCCTGGATATGAAACTAAAGAACGGTTCATAGTTTATCAAGCATTAAAAGAAAAAATTGAAAATTTTTGTAATGATGGGAGAGGAGACTCTTTTAGAGGAAGAAGTAATATAGAAGGTTTAAAACTTATGATATCTACCCCTTCTCAAGAATTATTCAATAAATTTATAGATAATGAAGAACTTCTTAATAATTTTGATAATCTAATCAATATACTAAATAAATTAAAAAAATATATAGAAAGATTTGTCCCATACATTGATACCAGTGTTAAAAAAAAAATGAGTGTTTCAGAAAAAGATGATTGGGCAAAAATTTTTAAATGTTTCTCAGAAGATTATGTAAATAAACTAGGTAATATTGGTACTAACGATTATAAAAGTATGTTTGGTGAAATAATAAGATATGGTAATGAAACGAATATTACAACAAGCGATATGAAAAAAGGTGATTCATTGGATAAAGAAATATGGAAAAAATTAGGAAGTAAACATGAAACTTTTGACAAAATCCATGGTAGTATTGGTAAAATAGTTAATAATGCAATGCCACCACAAATGAAAAAATTGTTTAAACTTAATTATTTATGTAATACTTCCATTCTAGATCCTATGGGGACATTTGGCAGTTGTACAAGGGTCCCTTTTGGAAGGTCGGGGTATGATTTAAAATATAAAATTTCATACGATCATGAAAATTATATCTATATAATTTTACCTGTTAAAGCAATAAATGATGTTAGTATTGTAAATGGGAAAGTTGAAGTAGTAGTGAATGGTGAGCATATGGTTAAAGATGAATTTACACTAACACACTTTAATTCAGAAGAACCATTTTCTATTAGTAATATTGTTAATCAGTTAAGACCTATTACAGGTAGTGCGCTTGATCAGGAAAAAGCACGGAAAGATAATAGGAATATCCTTTTTAGAAAATTTTTGGGAGATTTTTTACAAGCATTACAGGTATTTGCTAATATTAAAAACGATAATCCCCATGGTGTATATTATACATCAAATGATAAACCTGCTTCAATTATGTTACAAATATTACTATACTCTCACGGTGAAAACAATAGTTTGAAATATCCTTATAAAGGTATAAATCCAACTGATAACGATGGAAATTATGGTGGTCATATTGAAAAAGACAAAAGTGGAGCAAATGACGTTTCAGGATATAAATGGAAAGTACATTATTATCATCCTAATTTAGATAAGAATATACAACATTTTTATGCTTTACCTTCTCCACCAGTATCTCCTGTAACTAGAGGAGGGGGTACTCGTAAGAAAAAAACGAAACGTAGGTCTAAGATGAGAAAAATAAAGAAGAAAACACGGAGAAAGAATACAAGGCGTAAAAATACAAAGAAGAATACACGAAGAAAAACAAAGAAGAATACACGAAGAAAAACAAAGAAGAATACACGAAGAAAATCAAGAAAGAATACGCAAAGAACATTAAAACGTAGAACTAAAAGGTCTAGAAGAAAGTAAATAATAATATTTCAATATATTATAATGCTATCAAAAACTAAAAATAAATTATTGGGTAACCCCAGTAGGCCCTTATTTTCTCCAAAAATACCATCTCGGTCACATTATAAAGTTCCATCATCTGATGCTCTTAATCTTAGAAGCAGGGTTATTGAATTAGAGAGTGAAAATAATATTCTTAAAAATAAAGTAAATATCTTATATGAAGAAAATCTAATGTTAAAGGTTCAAGTTGATAACATTAAAGATAAAATGAAAAGGTTATTTGATTCTAAAAAACTCCGTATGACAGTTAGAAAAGGTGCGTTGGATAAAAAGTATCGTGATGAAAGAGAAGAATATATTAATAAAATGAGAGATGACCATCCGGATCTAGATATAGGTACATTAACAGAAGAAAATTTAGTATATGGAGATCCAAATATTCCACAAAATAGACCAGTTTCTGTTAAACCAAGTGACATAAAGTTTGGAGGTTATGCAAAAAAGAAAAAGAAACCTAAGAAAACGCGCCGTAGGTCTAGAAAGAAGAGAAAGTCTAAAAAAAATAAGTTATCTTTCACCTAAAGCAGTTTTAAAAGAAGATGATTTTCCATCTGAACAATAATTAATTAATTCTTTTGCTAATATCTTGTATGCTTTACCATTACTTTCTTGTTCTCCAATAGTGGGGCATATTTCTATTTCATTGATAAAGAATTCTCTACATCTTTTATCATTGTTCATACAACACGCAAAATCAACACGGCATTGAACTAATGGTTCATGATCTTTAAAGATATCTGCTAATAATTTTTTAGCAGTATCAAGGCATTCTTTTAATAGTTCTTTTTCAATTTTATCTTGAGATTGAAAGACACCTTCTCCATCAGACCATTGTTGTTTGTAAGAGTATATATTTTTTCCATTAATCCAATATGTTTTTATTTCTCCGAATTTATTAAATTCGGGTATAAATTCTTGAATTAATATTCTACGATAATCATTCTTTTTAAGACGTTCCAAGTAATCTTTGACCTTCTTTTCATTAACATTTTTAATAATCTTGAAACCTGTTTTAAATGCTCCTAATTCAGGTTTTACGATTACTTCTTTAAAATTGTTCTTTTTTATGAAATCCATAATAGGTTTAACCGAATAATTATTCAAATTAACAAATTTAGTGGGTGTGATATTGTATCCTTTTTTATTAAAGTATGTCATGTATTTATGTTTGTTAATAACAAATTCCTGCATTTTTTGAGAAGGTAAAACAGTCGCTTTTGTTTTTTTTAGTATATCCATATATCTTTTATATCCATCATAACCATTATCCATAAAAGAATAAACACCTTCAAAGATTGAAAAAATAAAATCACATTCATTTGCTTCCTTTAATGTAAATGTTTGTCCAAATAATGGAACAACTTCAAAACCATTTTTTTCACCATGTGCTTTTACTTCAGCAAAGATAGCATAATCATATGGGATATAATCACCATATATATCATATTCTTCAAGGGGTTTCATTATTTTTTTATTGGTCTTATAATATTTTTGTGAAACGGGTTCATCCTCGGTCCCTACAATTACACCAATTTTTTTCATTAATATATTATATATAATATATTAATATGGATTTTTCAATATACCCAGTTAAAGATTCTAACTTTTATAATACCGGAGATAAAGTTATTAGTGAAAAAAAAGTAAATTCTTGCTTACACACGCAAGGATATTCCCATACTTCCTGTAAAATTGATGTATCAAGTGGATACAATAAACCATTAAATGAAGTATGTAAGGAGATCCATTATAGTATAGCAACAAAGGATCCTGGGGAGATATGTAATGATTCTCCGTGGAATAATATGACAAGGAGAATCTCATTAGTTAAAGATTATTAATTTTTAACTAATATATATAAATGGAAAAGGGATTCTTATTAAATCGTAATCATAATTATTATTTTGAAAAAGACATTACATATAAGAACTATATATGTAAAGACTGTAGTCAAAAAAAGAAAGAGTATGAAATTTGTAAAGAGGATGGGTGTCATCCGAAAACATTAACAAATCTAGGTTATATAGAGGTTGGTATAGGGAGGCAACAAATTGTTTTAACAACGCCACTTATGGTATGTCCATTTGGTTTTAATAAAGGAACGAATACATTAACATTACAATTTACTAATTATAAGACCGATCCTGAAATGAATAGTTTTATAAGGTTTATAAAAGATTTAGAATTAAAACAAATGCAATATATTGGACTAGAAGAAGACGAATCTGATTTGTATTTATCACAAATAAAAGTGGATGCTAAAAAGAAATATGATCCTAATTTTATATTAAAGGTGCCTTTTAAAAATAATGGTTATGATGTGAGTATTAAAAATAAAGGTTCATCTATTTCGGTAACTAATATCTATAAATGGACCAAACTAAGGTGTGATATATATATTGATAAGATATGGAAATTTAATGGTAAGTATGTATGTAAATGGAAGGTAAAGAACATATTGATGGATTAAACGCGTTAATTTTATTTATAAAGTATCTAATAAAATGTAAAAATGAGTAGTAATATCGTTAGATGTGATGATGTTAAAATAGAAAATATAAACTACACGAAACCTGAAAAGAATGGTCAATCTTATTTTTCATCTATAAGTTATGGAGATGCTTTGAATCCATTTTATATTCAAACACCTAAATTAATATGTAAGACAAATATTTCGGAGATGAATGGTAAAAAGGTCCCTTATTTGGATGTTGAAGTTCCGAGTGGTAAAATGAATATTTACGATTTTTTGTTATCATTGGATGATAATAATATTAAGAAAACTGTTAACAAATCAGAAGAATGGTTTGGAAAAGAACTTCCTCTTCAAGCGATTGATGATATGTACAGGAGAACAACAAAACCTTTTAAGAAGAATACTGCACCTCAAATAAGATTAAGATTACCACTTATTAAGAATGAAATAAAGTGTGGTGTTTATAATCAAAATAGAATTTTTGTTGGAACCGACGAAGTTAAAGAAGGTTCTGAAGTGGTTCTTATCTTACATATCCGTGGATTAAAGATATTAAAAACGACATATTATTGTGATTGTTATGTAACACAGATTAAGTTATTTCAAGAAAAAGAATCTAAATTTAACATTATTAAGGATTATAGTATTTTAGATGATGAAGATGAAGAAGAAAAAGAATTAGGAGACATATTTAGCGAAGAAATTTATAATTCTTTTCAAGAAGAAGATAAAAAGTTGGAAGATGAAATAAAAAAGAAAAAACAATTGGATGAAAAGAAAGCAGAAAAGAAAGCAGAAAAGAGAAGATTAGAAGAAGAAGCAGAAGAAGAAAAGAAAAGATTAGAAGAAGAAGCAGAAAAGAAAAGATTAGAAGAAGAAGCAGAAAAGAAAAGATTAGAAGAGGAGGAAGAAAAGAAAAGATTAGCAGGAATTATTCAAAAAAAGAAACAGGAATTATTGGAATTGGAAAATCTAATTAATTAATAATTTTATCTTTTTCTTTATTTTTTTTTATGTTTAATATATATAAAATGGATTGTAAAAGTTTACTTATGTATGGACTCATTGTTTTGGTTGGATTATACTTGTTAAAAGACATCTGCGGATTCAAAATACCATTCCTTGAAGGTATGGCAAACGTAGAATCCCCATCCGGAACACCCAGTGGCACCCCCTCCTCTACAGGAGCACTACCTAGTGACCCTGATAGTTTTGTTGAAGCATCCCTTAACAACGGGGTTCCTGCGTGTCAAAAGAAAGAACCATTGACCCCTAAAGATTTACTACCTAAAAATCAGGCAGCGGAAGATTTTGAAAAACAAAACCCTGATGGCGAAGGTATTCTCAAAGGTGTTAATTACCTTGATGCTACTTTCCATGTTGGTGTAAATACTGTAGGGCAGAGTTTAAGAAATGCTAATCTAAATTTAAGAGCGGAACCACCAAACCCCCGTGTTGCTGTAAGTCCATGGTTAAATTCAACAATTGACACCGACTTAAGTCGCAAGGCATTAGGTGACAATCTAAATTAAATTAAATAAATTTGATAAATTAAATAAAGAAATAAATTATATAGTATTTATAAATGGAAACAACTAAGTTTAAAGCAAACCCCTATAATCTAAATAATCGTCTAATAACTCTAAATGATATCACTAATATTATGGAAAAACTTAATATTAATGATTTCTCTACAACTAATTTAAAATTATATCAAAAATCTTTTATCCATAAGTCATATTGTAAGTTGAAGGATTATGAAGAATATAAATATCCTGGTGAAGACTATCTTCCATTACAAGTAGAATCTTATGAAACGGTAGAATTCCTTGGTGATTCTATATTAGGAAGTGTTGTATCATCTTATATTTATGAAAGGTTTCATATGATATATGGGGAAACAGAGGGTTTTCTAACAAAGTTAAAGATTCGTTTAGTTTGTGGAGAAAACCTTTGTGATGTTTCTAAAAAAATGAAATTATCACCTTTCCTTATTATTTCAAAACATATTGAAGAGAATTGTTCAGGAAGAGACAATAAAAATATTCTAGAAGATGTCCTTGAATCATTTATAGGAACATTATACTTAGATAAAGGATATTCATATGCCGAAAAATTTATAATAGGAATACTTGAGACATATTGTGATTTTACAGAAATAATTCTAAAAGATACAAATTATAAAGATCAAATATCAAGATATTTTCAACAAACATTTAATGTATACCCGAAATATAAAACAGAAAAATATGAAAATGTATTTAGAAGTTCTATCTATAATGGGGAAACTCTTATTAATGTGGGGAGCGGGGAAAGTAAAAAAAAAGCGGAACAGGATGTTTCTAAGAAAGCATTAATACATTTTAATGTAATTACAGCATTTTAATTAATATATTATATTATATTCTATATAATATAATATGTCAAACGAGTTTGTTATTGAAGAGGATGTATATACCGTCCTTGTAGATTATTTTGATGGAGATATAATAAACCTTGATAAAAAATTACTATCTGGATTAAAGAAAGGTAAGTATAAGAAGAAGGATATTGAACCAATTGATTCAAAGGTGTACAAAGTATTAAGGAATATTTTGAAACTAGAAGAACAGGCACCTGAAAAATATGCCGAGATGGAATGGATCTATCCTGAAAAAAAGGAGGTAGAAGAGATAGAAGAGGTAGAAGAAGATGGTGAAGAAATTCCTCAAGATGAAGAGATAGAAATTAAAAAAGATCCATATAAATCGGTTATACCTCAAAGAAAGGCATTTATTGATTGGGTGAATAATGTTTTTTATAAAGAAGTATTAGACTCTTATAAAGACAGAAAAGGAGATGAAGAAGAAATAAAGATATATCAATATTTTGTTAAGAAATATTTATCAATAGAAGCGCCATTACGTGGTCTTTTAATATATCATGGTTTGGGGACCGGTAAAACTGCTACTTCCGTTATTACAGCAGAGGGTTTATCTCTTAAAATGCCTATTTACACTTTTTTACCTGCATCCCTTGAAACAGAATATATGAAAGAAGTAAAATTTTGGGGTGATAGTCTTTTTAAAATTGAGAAAAATAATTGGATATTCTATCCAATTGATGAAATTAAAAGCAACCTTACATTAAGAAGAAAATTTAAGAGTGAATATGGTATTGATGAGGAAAGTATAACCTCCATCTTTAATAGAACTAAAAAAAAATTAAAAAATAAATTAGATGCTGAGGATCCTGACTACTCAAAAGATTTAGGTTTTATAACTAAAAAATTGAATGATATACGAGGATTATATATACCGAGTGGTCCTCTTAAAGATGTATATAGAGATATCTATACATATGACGGTAAAGTTATTGAAAATGGTGATGATAAATTACCAACTGATAGAGAAATAAAAGTAATTAATATGAGTAAAAATGAAGAAGATCCTGAAGTCAGTCAATTTTATTTAGACTATATTGAAGAAGAAATTAATGTTCTTATAAAGGTTAAATATAATTTCATTCACTATAACGGTTTTCCAAAAGTGGAGGATTTTGATTTTAAAAATAATCGTGGAAAGATACTTGATAAAGAAAAACTAACAGATAATGATAAATTGGTTTTAACATTTGCTGAAAAATATAAAGAAAATTATGATAATCACGGTATTCTATCTCCGTTTAAAGATAATGTAATCATTATTGACGAGGTCCATAATTTTGTGAGAGAAATTATCAATGAAAGTGTTCCTGCGAATATATTTTACAATTGGATAGTAGATGCGGAGGATATCAAAATAGTATTTTTATCAGGAACACCTGTTATTAATAAACCTGCGGAAATAGCAATTTTATTTAATATGTTAAGAGGTTCTTTATTAATCTTTGATTTTACTGTAAAATATGATAAAGATGAAACTGAACTACAAAAAGAATTAAGGAATTATTTTTATAATGAAAATTCATCAATAGAACAGATACATACTTCTAAAAAGAAGGGTAAAGTGATTATATCATTTACAAAAACAAAGACAAACTTTGAGTCTATTATGGAGGGTGAAGTAATAAAGACTATTAAATATAATAATCATGATTTAGATTCATTTTTTGAAGAAATATATGAAGGATTATATAAATTTTTTGATGAAAAGGATGTGGTTCCTAAAAAAAGCGAACTTATGAGTAAATCTCCATATAGGGAAATTAAGATGGGTAAACAAGAAGTTTTTGATAAAGATATAGAAATACCTTTCAATCGTAAACAAAAGTTATTTGAAATTATTCAAGATGAGGAGATTATAGATCTATCTGTAAATGAAAATTTCGTAGAATATTTCTTAGATGATAGTTATAATATATCTCCAAAGAAAAAAGTATTATTGAGAAGGATGATATTGGGATTAACTTCTTATTATCCAATTGATCGTAAATCAATTAAATTTATGCCTCAAGTAGTTGAGCCTAGGGAAATAGTCCCTATATATAAAGATTATACAATTGTTAAAAAGACAAATATAGTCCTCTGTCCTATGGGACCGATACAATGGACAAATTATGAAAATGAATATGCCCGTGAAAAATTAAGAAGATTAAATAATCTTCGTAAAAAAGATCTATATAATGACAAAGAAAACTCAGATTATAGTATAAGGACAAGACAAACCTGTAATATTGTATATGACGATGATTCTTTTAGAAAAGATGATGATGAAGAGAAAAAATTTAAGACATATTCGCGTATGCGGCAAAATGGTAACTTTTCATTTGATGGAAAATTGAAATTATATGCTCCTAAATTCTATAAAATAATAGAGAATATAAATCGTTTTATAGATGGTGAAAATCCAACAGGAAAAGTTTTATATTATAGTGATTTTAGAAAAGATTCAGGTTCAGAGGCATTTGAGCAAATATTACAGGAAAATGGATATGAGAAATATGACCATAATAAAAAAGATATTAACACACTTATTTCTGAAGGTTCAAAGAAGAAGCGTTATACATTTTTAAGTGGGGAAGAAGAACAAGAATTGAGAAAATATAATAAAGAAGCATTTAATCATGATAAAAATGTTCGTGGAGAATATATTCAAATTATAATGATATCTAGTGCTGGGGCAGAAGGTATATCTCTTAAATGTGTGAGACAAGTGCATATTATGGAACCGTTCTGGAATTATATACGTATAGATCAGGTTTTTGGCAGAGCAATACGTATGAAATCCCATATCAATGAATTTTTACCAAAAGAAGAAAGAAATGTTGAACAGTATTTATATTTATCATCATTGCCAGATGGTAATACTGTAGAGGAGGTTTTCAATGTACTAAAAAGAGAGAAATGGCCAGATGTTGAAGAAATTGAAAACGAAGAAAATATAAAAATGAAATTATTAGAAAAACATAAACCGGTATACAAGACAATTACTAAGATAATATCTATGAAAAAGGAAACTGGGAGTAGGACTGTTGATCAATTACTTTTTGATATTATGGAGAGAAAGAATATTATTAGTTCAAATATTACAGATATTATTAAAGAATCTTCGGTTGATTGTATTCAGAATAGTCGGGATGATATTCAATTAAATAATAAATGCCTCCGTTTCTCAAGTAAATTAAATAATGAAGAATCACATTTCCCTGGTATAAATTCTTCAGAACTGAATCAAATAGACGTAAAACAATTCAAAAGCAACTTTTTACAATATATAAAACCAAATACATATGTCGTTTTGGCAAAAAAGAAAGAAGACAACTCTGATTTATATATTTATTATAATTTAGAAAAGACAAGTGATGAAATAGATGTAAGATATGTAAGAGAGAATGGTCTCCAGGTATGTGATTTTGATCCAAAGAATAGATTTTTTACATATTATGAATTAAAAGATCATCCTCTTAATGATAAGTTAGGTAGTATTTTTTCAGTATTTAAAACATTATATAAAATATCTCCCGAAGTATTATCAAAATTAAGAAAATTAGAATTCCCATCAGTTAAGAAGTTTAAACAGGAAGAGAATATTATTGGTCATATTATAAAGTATAACCCTACAGAAAAATTATACTTTAGTCCATTATCAAAATCAAGCATTGTAAAATTGTTTGAATTTAAGGATTATAAATATAACAATTATTCAACCAAAAGTTTAAACTACGTATTCATACGTAATAAGAAACTGTTTAAGAGTATTGATTAAAATATACCATATTTTGATTGCTTATATTCAAAATCTTCATATCAATATTATTAAACAATTTATCTGCATGATCTCCATCTACCTTACAAAATATCATATTTTCTTTAATTGCTTTTATTTTTAATGGATTTGATAATAAATCAACGATATACATATCGTAGGTTTGTATATTAATTATTTTTATCATATCTTTTGTTTTAAAATTCCTTGAATCTATCTTAGAACATGTGAATATTAGGATATTCTTTTTAATTTCCATTATATTTATTTTTAAAATATCATTACTTGAATATTTAACATTTGAGATATCCCTTATATCTATTGATAATTTTCTTAAAGGATAACTAATATCAAAAATTATATTTTCTATTGGTTCATATATAGCAACCGAACTATAATCATTTTTTATGATATCTTTTTGTTGTAGACAAACTTCTATATCTAATTCTTTTATTATTAATGTTAATATTGGTAGGGTAAAAACATAATTATCTTCAATTGGTATGATAAGTTTTGATAAACTATGTAATTTTTCAGGATCTATTCCTTCTTTAATTATATCTACACTATAATTATATCTTGAAGAATTAATACTAGTTCTTTTATTTGATGTAAATGAAACTAATTTTAGATTATTTACATATACTTCTTCCTCCTTTTCCTCAATATTTTTCTCAATACTTTCTTCATACGGTTTTATATTTGATTCGTTTATGTTTTCTTCTTGGATTTCAGGTTCTTCTATGATGCTTTCTATCTTTGTACCTTTTGTGTTTTTTAATAGTTCGTCAATACTGGATGTATTAGGTTCATTTAAAGATGGAATAGTTAAACTTTCTCTTTCTTTCATAAGTTCTGATAAATCTTTTTCGCTTTTTTCAGAAATATCTTCTTCTATTTTCCTGTATCCTGTGAAAGATGTTTCGTCTTGTGGTATTTCTTCATCTTCTCCTATATTGTTTGCTTTTTTATTTTTTTTGATTGTAGTATCCAGTAAGACTTTATTTATATCCGATATTTCTACAAAATCATTATTTTCAAAGATATCTTTCATATCTTGAAAATAAATTTCTTTTATATCTTCATCTCCTTCTATAATTATATTATGGTCTTTCTTCAATACATTATTTGCCATATTGAACATAAAGTCTTTGTTTATATCCGAAAAAAACTGTTCATATAAAGACATAGGATTAATTAACTAATCCTATTTTAAAAAACGGGTAGATAAACGTATTTATTCAACAAAAAAGAAACTTCTGAATTCTTCCATCTCTTTATCATTTCTCTTATTTTTTATGTAGTTCTTAAAATTTTCACCCTTTAACATGGATACTAGAAAATGAAGACAATAAACACCGCATTCAGTATTTTCATGTTGATGCTTTATATCATTATAGAGGAATTTGATATTTTTTTTGATACCACAGCATTGTTCTTGAACTCGTTTTACAAAATCTACAACTTCATCTTTTGGTTTTGAAGCAAGAGAATCAAAATAATAAACACATGGTTTTTTTTTAATGTTAATTCCTATTAAATCAATATAGAGTGAGAACCAATGTTCACCCGAACGATTATGTGGGTCGGTATTAAATACCATACCGAGGAAATCTTTTCCATCCTTTCTTACTTCTTTTATATTTATATTACATAGTTCATCTGAAACACATTTATTGTTGATTTTTGTATCAAAATCAATAGGATTCGCACCTAAATATTGGAATTTTGGATAAGCATCTTCGTATTGTTCCATAACACGATTAATATCTAGAGTAGATAACCATGTATTGGGTTTATCTTTCCATTCTTCTGGCATATCGGGTCTAAAACTATTTTCAAATATCTCTTTTTCATCTTCTGTTAATTCATTTTTTATGATTCCAAGACTTTTCCAACACGATTCTGTCTCACATTCAGTTTCTTTTTTTATATTATTAGAAATTTCATCATGTAATCTTTTCTTAGTTTTATAAATTTTAATATTATAATCATAATTATTCAATGTTTCTGCTATTTTTTTAAGAAAACTATAGTCTAAACATGAAACTTTATTATTTTTTTGTGAAGGGGCACAATGTCCATTTACAAACATTATATATATATATTTAAAATATTTAAAAAATATACGTTAAAGATAAATAAATGGATATGATGTTAAACTCAAAAGAAATTATCCTTTCAAATGTAGAATCAATCTTTAAAGAATATAATAAAATAAAAGAAGAAAAGAATGAAAGTCTTTTAAAGCAAATAAACGATACAAATGAATTAAGGGAATGTAATAAGAAACTTATGGGTGAAGTTTCTGAAAAAGATAAACTTTTACTTGTTAATGAAAGAAAGATGATTGATTATGAAGATATGATTAATCAAATCCAAGAAAATGCTATGAAAGAAAAAACAGAAAAAGAAAGGTTTGATATGTTAAAAAAGCAAGATAAGGAGATCTATGAAAGAGATATAGAAATCCAACGTCTTCAAAAGAAAGTAGATATGTTAACAGATAAATTATCACTACTTGATAAAAAATCGGATGTAAATGATAATATTGCAGAGGTTAGAGATGAAGAAAAGGGGGGAGACACTCTTGTTCAAAAAATGAAAGAAATTCAAGAAAAACAGAAAGATGATGAAGTAGATGAAGAAGAAGAAGAAGTAGAAGAAGTAGAAGAAGTAGATGAAGAAGAAACAAAGGTTGTTGATAATCCTGAAGAAGAAGAAGAAGTAGAAACAAAGGTTGTTGATAATCCTGAAGAAGAAGAAGAAGAAGAAGTAGAAACAAAGGTTGTTGATAATCCTGAAGAAGTAGAAACAAAGGTTGTTGATAATCCTGAAGAAGTAGAAACACCTGTTATTGATAATCCAAATGATAAAGATGAAGTAATAGACGATGGAGAAGAAACTGAAGAACTCTCTGAAGAAGAGGATGCTGAAGTAGAAATACTAAATTATTATAAAAAGGATTATTATTTAGTTGTAAATGAATCTCCTCAAGGTATATATATGATTGAAAATGGAGAATTAGGGGATAAAGTTGGAGAAGTTAATAATGGTAAGAAGGTATTTTATAAATCTTCTAAGAAATGAATATATTGATTATAAAGGGTATTATCTGTTTTAAAATTAAAATGTTTTCTGAAACCTTCTTTATCATTTTTATAAAATTCCATTAATTCTGGGTCTAAATAGTTACTTTTACAAATCGTTGGTGTATTATGTAATTTTAATGAGACATTTTCTATACACTTTTTTAATTCGCTATTTTTATTTTTCATAAGTTCTTTAATAAGTTCTATATTTGCCCCCCACGTTCTAAAATCTTTAGCAGTAAATTTTCCAAATTGTTTGAGATATTTATTAACATCTGATGATTTAATATTGTAATACCTTTCCCCCCTTCTATAAGTAAATATACGGTCATTCTTATTTATTGTTCTCTTTTTTTGACGCAGTGTTTTTACAAGTTTCTTATTTTTAACTGTACATACATTTCTAACATTCTTTTTTCCATTAAAATCAATGACCAATTCATTTTTACTTTTGACTTTAATATGTTTTCCTTGTAATGTGGTTGTTCCATAAGATCTATTCTTTTTAGAATATACATCATTACCTATTCTAAATTGACATTCCATGATTAATTTAAGGATTATTGCGATCTGTTTATTTTTTGAATCTTTAACAGTATAGAGGTCATCATTTATCTTATCATTAATTTTATTAAAACTCTTACCAAATGATATCATTTTATCAAACTTTTTATAACTTTGAGACTGTGTATATTTCTTATTATAAACGTATTGTGATCTATTTTTATCATCATATCCAATAGCTAATACCTTTTGATCCTTCTCAAGGTTTATCTTTACATTATCGTATGCGGGTGCTATATATACACCTTTGACCGCTTCTTCAATTTTTTTTTTATTTTTAATTTCTTTATCATTTTTATCATAATATTTATGATTGTATTTTTTTCCTATTTTCCTCCAAATTTTACGGACGATAAAGTTTTCCATACTATATATAATAGAATTATTTTGTTATGCGTTTTTTACTAATTTTGCCCATTCAGATGGATCATTTTTATTTGGTGGTGCATCAAGATATTCCCAATCATAAAACCCACCCACATCTGGATACTTTTCTTTTATATCGTGAATCACGCTTACAAAAGAATCATCCGTAAATTGTCCTGACATCATACCCATCACTACCTTATCTTCAGGGTAACCATTATCTATTATATTTTTATATGTCTCAAGACTAAATGATTCATAACATTGACAATTTAAAAAATCTATCATCTTTCCTTCAGTTGAATTAAATAAATCTTTGTAAACAAATCCACCCATACCAGGTTGATCATTCTCCATCGCAGATGAAACAGGTGCCATACTAATTAAAAAGTTTTCTCCAAAGTCACCACGTATTTTACTGATAAGTTTCTTAATATTTTCCATAGTAACCGTTTCTTCAACATCTAGATTGATACCCTGAATCCACGGTTTGGAGACTAAAAAATTAAGTAATTTTTCATAGTATACATCAAAATTAGAGAATAGTTCTGTAAATGCCCCTCCAGCACCTCCAACCATACATGATATATGGACTTCTTTTTCTGAAAGGGACTCGGTTTCTTCCCATAATTGTTTAAATTTTTCATCATTTGGTTCATTATCATTTAAGTATATCTCATTATTGCCAAAGTGTATTGACGATATCATTAAATGATTTGCATAACAGTTAACCTTTAATTTTTCTAGACCGACAAATGTTTGATAGTAATATATGATCTTCATTTTTACTATTTAATAATATTTTCTCTTTATATAAAAATGAACTATTTTATATATATTCTTATCATCACACTAATATTCTTAATTTATGTAGAAATTAGTGTTGGGGGGATAGTTTATAGAGTGAACGCTTCTGGAATAAAAAATATTCAATTGGGGAACATCATACATTACCTTGTAGATCCTCTTCACAATAAGTTCTTGTGGAATACAAGTCTTTTAGATGTTAATTATGTCTTTGTTTTTCTAGTGTCAAGTGTCTTATATAAGTACATAAAAAACTAATCTATCCTATCCTATCTAAATTTTTTTTTGTCTTTTAAGCATACAATTGATGGTATATTTAGCGCCACGGGGCAAAGTAGTCAAGTAGTGCTGTCCCAAGTAGGAGCCTATTCTGTTTTTTTTTGGCGCCACTAAATCCCTTATATTGAGCACTCTTCCCTCCATCTCTCACGAGTATGTTCCCATCCAATGCGGACACATAGCATACCGTATCCCCTTCGGTCCACGATATAAAACCACTATCGCCACAGTCTCCTTTCAGAAAATACTTACCACCCCTGGTTGGTTGTGAAACATTTGGCAACCATGTCGCCTTACCCATGATTTCAAGCGCTTTAACACACACCTCTTCAGGGTAGGGTTCTTCTCTGTAGTTTTTCTCGTGGTCCAGGGAATCTTCTGGTGTTGACCACCCTGGTGCGCATAGATAACGGTCACCATTGTCATCTGGTCCTCCCTCAGCTTCTTTCGTCTCTTGGTTAAACCATACTTCCTCTTTATAGCCCCCGTGCTGACCCTGGTACACAGACATCGTCCAGAGGACATCACCGTTCATTTGAGCATCACGGACTTCGGTCTCAGAATATGTATCACCCGAAGCACGCCCCCTGTATTCGCCTTTCCATTTCACGATCCCGTCAGGTATCTCTCCTTGAAACGGAACATCCATGTATTCTGTTCCGTTTTCATCCTGAGTGGATACTCCATTACTTTCTTCTTCAAGGATCCGTCTACTGATTTCGTCGTTACGCTGGGATCCAACCTCGTCCCGTGCCTCGTCTATCAGAAGGGTATCTTGTGTCGTCGGTGATGATGCCCTCCTCCTGTAGACTTCTTCTTCTTCCGTGATGAACTTCGCCCGCCTTTCTTCAACTTCCTGTGCCTCACAGTCCTCCACGAAAAGGAGGATTTCGGGACAGCACGACATGTCCGTGTTCGCGTTCGTTTTGTGTGTTCTTTCGTTTGTTTGTTTGTGTGCTATGACTCTCAAAGCGAGTTTCAAATTTCTCCAAGAAAGGATTTCTTGGAGGAGTTTCTCCTATTCTTCTAAAATTTTATATCGTTTGAGATAAGACCAAAAAAAACTAATCTATCCTATCCTATCTAAATTTTTTTTTGTCTTTTTCTTTTTGTGTTAGTCTATCTATTGTGGGATGCGGAAGCACTTCCAGGGCATGGAACCACTACCATTCAGACCAATGATACATTCCATAGTATCTCCGATCTCCGGGACATACTTGGTGAACTTGAGGTCGATGTAGACCTTGCCGTAGTCAGAGTTGCCTTGGATGTAGTTGGTGCCCTTCGTGGTTATCTCCACCGATGTCATGATACGGTTCTTATCATCAAGGTCTTCAAGACCTGACTTGGATTGTCTTTCCCGAGGGTGGACCGCGACCACTTCACCAGTTGTCCACTCCCATCCACCCGTCTGACTTGACCAGTAGAAGTAGGGTCCCTTCCCCTGAGGAGAATTGGCGAGGAGGGAATGGTATGCTTCCTTCATGTTGCACTGGTCTTCAAAGTTGTCCATGTCCTTCAGATCCATTCCCAAGAGGGAATCTGTGTGGGAAGAACCGTCGGCGATGATCTCCTGTTCAATGTTGTTGATCTCTTCCAGGAGTCTTCTTTCTTCGGGGGTGGCTCCTTGCTTGATGATGTAGTCTTCAACCTCTGCGATTTCCTGCATGGCACGAGCGGTGTAGTTGAGGGAGGGCTTCTTCTGATTCTGAGGAGGGGTCTGGGTCTTCTCGTCGTAGGGTCCATCGGGACGGACCCAGACAAGGTTGTTCTTGCTGTCGCGGGGAACTCCGTGGTGGGAGAAAGCAGGCATCTCTTGGCGAGTTGTGAGAGTTGTGAGAGTTGTGAGAGTTGTGAGTCGTTTGTTCAGTTGTTTGTTGTGCTATGACTCTCAAACAGAGTTTCAAATTTTCTCCAAGAAAGGGTTTCTGGGAGGAGAATCTCCTCTTCTTCTAAAATTTGAAAGAGTATTCTCTCAGATACCACAAACAACTGAACAAAATACGCGAACACACGAACACACGAACACACGAACACACGAACACACGAACAGACGAGATGAGCTCCTCAAAATGGCAGACAGTGAACGGAGTCCGCTACCAGACAGGACTCTGTCAATCCCACACCGATGGACTCAAAGACTCCGATGGTCCAGAGTACACTGTCATGGACCGTGGTGCTAGGAGGAACCCTGTCCCCCTCGCGCGACCCTCCTCGGTCCGAGCGAAGTCGTCCGCAGGAACTTTGATGGGGAAGGGACCTGATCCAGGGGGGGTTGCTTTCCTCAAAGCGGAAGAGTGGGGGGGAGTGGTTGAAGGATACATCCACAAGAATGGTGAACAGGGATGGGGATACTACCGGACCTCTCCACCTCCCACAGAAGAGAAGGAGACATTTGTCCACGATGGGAAGGAGTGGGAGACTGTCAAGGAAATCTCTGCTAAAGAAGCGATTGCACTCCGCGGAGGGAATGGTCGCGAACATCTCCAAGGAAATGCCAGTGGTAACACGATGGACGACTGGTCTACGAGTGATGAAGAAGACTGGACGAGTGTATGTGATGCTGACTTGAAAGTCGCTGCTTTCGGCGAGGGAATCCCGGGACAGGTTGCCTCAAAGGAAGACTCACAAGAAACTGTAGTAGTATACAAGGATGAGGAGAAGACACAAATGCCATTTGGAATGGTTGAGACTGCTCCTTTCCTGGAACTCCTGTGGAGACAGACAGGGGTAGATTGTGATGGAGAAGAAGAAGAGATGGAATTCCCTGGAGGAGGGACATACAAGATCCTTCTCTGCGAGTCAAGGGGCAATTTGTAGATACCAACAAAGACAAAAAAAATGTTAGATAGGATAGGATAGGATAGGATAGATTAGTTTTTTTGGTTTTAGAAATATTGAAATTTGAATTTCTTACAGAAGTATATTAAAACAAAGAAGTGTATTAAAAGAAAGAAGTGTATAAAAGAAAGAAGAAGAAGATGGTCGCCAGTTGCTTCTCAGGCGACTGTGGGTTTTGCAGTGGTTGTTCTGGAGATGCCGGGACGAATGTTGTTGATTATCTCCTTCCCAGTGAGGTCTACAAGATGGACACAGGGAAGGATATCCCTCCTCCAGCACCCGCTCCGAAAACCCCCCGTTTCCTCTGGGGGCAGATGATGTATGAATCGATCCACTACCGTATTCACCTGGATTCTACATGGGGGCGATTTGCAAGGCGTTTAATCCGGAGAAAGAAATCCAGAAGATTTACTAGTCATGATGGTATCTATAATCAAATACGTGATAGTCACATTGAATTTTTGAAAGGATGTACAGAAGAAGGAGTTGTCTACGGGGAAAAAAGGTGTCTGAAACCAGAATCAAATGATATTGATTTGATTATCCGTTATGGTGGTATAGACATCAATACGATCGCTGGGAAGGTCGTTATTAGGGGTGGCGGTTACTTTGATATAGATGCTCTTATGAAGCAAATGAACCTCAACAATGAAGACTATGAAGAATACTTTGATAAGTTTCAAACCTATCTTGTTGAAGTAAACGAGAAGCTGAAAGAGTATGGGACTACTTTCGGTGCTGACTATCGTGGAAAAGTGCCAGAGTTTATCAACATCCGGGATAAAAAATATACATTTTGGGAAGATAATCGTATAATGTGTGATGATCCCGATTGTTCACTCATGACGCACTGTATGATCAACTGGGATGAGAACGACAACTACACTGGGACCAACCCCCCTTCAGAGGACTCTTACTACTATGGTGATCTTATAGCAAAAATTCCAAAATACACCCACAACCAGACACATGAACTCTGTCTAACGTGTGCCCTGAAGGCATCAAACACAAACCGTATCTAAATATGAGGTAGTATAGCATGGCATTCCCACATATATGTTTTAAAAAATGAATAGACAGGAGTATCTTCTGGATACATAAAATTTTTTTCTAATTTAGGTAATACTATCTTAAGTTGTTGTTCGGGAGAATATGGTTCATCATCAATGAATATTATTTCTTCATTATTTTTTGTTAGATAATCATGAAGGTCTACCATAAGTGGTCCTAGATCATGGGGATAATACCATCTCCATTCAGGACATCCTTTAAAATAGTATTCAAATGTCCATACAATAGATTTTAGATAATCTTTACATAATTTAGAGATATCTTTTTCAAGCAGTATTTGGATTGAAGGGTCAATGTTGTAGGTGTTGTAGATAGTGTGTGCGTAATACATATTTCTATAATTTTGATGTTTAAAAATGATATCTTCATGTTTTCTGAATATAGTTGGAGCAAAATTAATAAAATCATTAAATTCTTTTTCATTTGGATCAATGAAATCAGTGAAAGTATATTTTTTAATATCTTCTATACATTTTATTTTACGAAGATATTTATCATATCTATTTCTATTATGATATTCCCTTGATCCTCTCTTCTTCAGTGTTCTATCTATGGCAATTTTTTCTTTTTTCGCAATTTCTTTGATAAACATACAAAAATTATCCATATTTATTTTGAAGTCATCTTCAATAAGGTAAAACATTCCAAAGTTATCTTTTTGTAGCCTAGTATATGCTTCTTCTAAATATCCCATACCACCGTATCTTAAATTATTACAAGGACTTGGTATAATAAAATCATTTCCAATTAAGAAACAAAAAAATAAGTAATCATTAAGGATCTTTTCATCACTAATTTTATAATGAGTATCTGGATCAACATCTTTAATAAATTCTATACGATATTCTTTTAGCAACTGTACGTTTAGATAAATGTAGTTATCTTGGAGTCCTTCAATATTATATTCAGTTCTTTCTCTTAAAAGATATATATTATGTTTTCTTATCATTGATAGCATGATGAGATCAGCATCTAATCCATAAACAACCGAAACTTTATCATTATCAATATTGGTATCTAAGAAATCCATTATTTTATGTTCTCCTTCACCTGGTTCGTTTGAATCAGAAAAAATGGTTGTTACTGTAAAATTTTTTATTTCTTTCTCAAGGAATTTATTCAGTCTTTTCATAAACGGTGTTCCTGGAGTAATTTGGTTTGTATCCCATATTTTATTTTCTTGTGAAGATTTAAGTCTCCGTTGCCTTTGTTGTTCCATTTTAGTCCTAGGGGCAGGACCATCTATCGCAATGTATATGATATCTTTTACACCTGTAATTTCTATACATTCATTTATTTTTTCTAAAATAGCACAAAACATTTCATTTTCGTTTGTTTTCCCTGCACAACATGGATGAATCGCACAATTTAAATCAAATAAAAGATTATTTACATGGATTTTTTGTTTTGATTCTGTAATTATATCAGGGTGTTGAGTAATTACGTGTTTATAGAATAGAGGGATACCCATTTTATATATAAATATATATCTTCCTTTATTTTTATATATTAAAATAAAATATATATAAGAATATATAGAATGGATAATCTTTCAAACCCTTTAAACCTTTTAGCAACAAATATGTGTTCACCAATGGTAATATACATTGTATTTGTAGTTGTAACTGGACTAGCTCTATTTATGACACGTTCTTCTCTTAAGAGATATAACACTGAAAAGATGGATACTCTTTTCAATATTCATTTGATGAATGAAATTAAGATGGTAATTGTCATGGGTGCTATAATTTATGGTCTATGTCAGTATAATCAAGTTAACTTAGCATGGATATTCTTGATATTCCCTATAATTTATGTACTATTGAAGAATATTTTAATTTATATTCCAGTTGCTTCGGCAAATCAGAACGCACCAGTTCCTAAGAATTTTAACCAGGAAGAAATGATGAAACAGATTCAGCAAGATAATATGCAGCAAAAGGTAATTCGGCAACAGCAAGAAACACAAATGGACCGCAAAGGTATTATGGATACACCAGTAAATAAAGATATCGGTGGTTTGGGTGGTGGATTATCCCCACCCCTTAATTCCGGATTAAGTGGTAATGATCCTATGATGAACGGAAATATGATGGGTTTTTAAATATTTTATATAGTTAAATGGAATTTAATATTTATATAATCATTTTTTTATATTTATTTCTAATACAGTCAATTTATATACTTTATAAATATGACAATATCCCTATCATTTATATATTAATCATTGGATTTCCAATGGTAAAAGCATTATTTGATTATCGGGTATGTAGCGTTGCTTATGCCGAATGTAAGTTTAGAGGAGTAAAAAGAGAGGAATCTTTAGTTAATAAATTTTTAGATCCCATTGTAGATCTAAGGTATAGTGATCACATTTATCCTTTATTTGTATTAAGTTTCTCAATATTGTATATATCTATCACAAAATATTTAAAAACATATATTATTAAAGTATAGTATGAAAGGATATCTTTCCTTCGATGTTGGTATTAAAAATTTGGCATATTGTAGATTAGATGAAAATAAAGTAATTCAAAGTTGGGGAATTATTAATTTAAATGAAAATCCACAGTGCGACGTTCACTTGAATAAAAGATGTGAAAAACAATGCACATATGAAGTAAAGGGCGATGATAAAGTGAAATATTGTTGTACTGCGCACAGTAAACGTTTCCCTAAAAAGAAAAAATTAAATGCGAATCACGATATAATGAAGATATCACAGTTGGCGATAAGTAAACTACGTGAATTAGATTTAAATGGAGTTACTCATGTATTGATAGAGAATCAACCGGCATTAAAGAATCCGGTAATGAAGAGCATACAAATGATTATCTATACATTTTTTATTATGGATGGTGTTATGAAAGAAGATTCCTCAATTGAGACTATACATATGGTTAATGCGAGAAATAAATTAAAAGTTTATAAGGGACCCCCTGTAGAATGTGATAAAAAAGATAAATATGCTCAAAATAAATTTTTAAGTGTCGTATATACGGGAGAAATGATAAAAGGAGATGATGATAAATTTATAAAATTATTTGATGAATCTAAGAAAAAGGACGATTTAGCAGATGCTTACCTTCAAGGGATCTATTGGATTGAAAAATAAATTTGAAATTTAATATGTAATCATTAAAAAAAAAGAAAGATGGATACAAAAAAAGTTTGCGATAAATTAAGAAAAGATCTTATCAATTCCATTGTAAGTGAATTTTCAGAGATTGATAAAAATACTGGTGAAATTCCAAAACTTGAAGTTATCCTTGCGAAGGTATGTGAGATATATAATGAAGATATGAAAATGGTTATGGATGCAATTGAAAAGAAAAAGAGAGATGATGCTATCAATAAGTATTCCGAAAAGATGAAAAAAAAGTGTATAGAAAATTATGCTGACTATTATGAACTTAATGTTGAAAATGTTTCAATCCATGATATATTTAGTAGTTCTGCAGGTATTAGAGGATGGGCGGAAAATTATGGAAATTAAAAAAATTTGAAGATATCTTTATTAACTTTTTAACTTTTTTATTATGACTGTTGCAACATCAACATGTCATATTTGTCTTGAAGAATTAGATTTTGATTTACGATATCTAAAAAAGAAATGTTGTCCTACAGAAGCATTCATTTGTAATGAATGTTGGGAGAAAGTAATGAACAGTGATACGATTGTTCAATGTCCTCTTTGTAGAGAGAGGATAAAAACGGAAAGTATAGTTCCTGTGAGTGCTATAACTACAAATATAGTAGTGAGAGACATAGAAAGTCAACATGTTTTAATAAGGAGAAGAAATCTTACAAGAATACAAAAAGTGAAAAAAATTATGAAGTGGTATTTTCTATCAACAATAACGGGATTTTCTATGATTATGATGATGGTTTACTTTCTTCATCCAAAGACTACTACATTTGAGAGGGAATTTGAATATCTAACGATTAGACCCTTCTTTTGGATAATGTCAACAGTATATGGTTCATTCTTCTTAATGGTGTTAGACATTCTTTTCGGGAAGACCTTGATCAATAGAATGGGAGGAAGTCCTTAGAAATACAGAAGTAAATATAAATAGAAGAATGTATAATATTATTCTTTTTTGTGTTGAAACTTTAAAGTAATTTAAAACATTGTCTGAAACACCAAAAGCGGAAATATATATTAAAAGTCTGTAAAGTAGATCTTTATCCATTATTTAATAAAAAGTTATATTTTTTTTTGTGACTAGCGTTTAAATTTCATTTTATAAATATTTAAAGAATTTATTTCATAATTAAGAATAATGGATAGTAATGTTTTATTAAATGCCTTACAGATGTATTATACAGATAATAAAAATTCCTCAAAATTATTAGAAATATTAAAAGAAGATAATAAGATATCTTTACGTATCATAGATTGGTTTGTAACAAATTATTCTAAAAAAAACAATATATACTATTCAATATTTGAGACACCTATGAAAAAGAAAACGTTTGTATGTGAAAATAATAAGATATTAAGGCAATTTAATACTTATCATGCATATAAGTCTCAATTAAAGTCATTTTCAAAAAAGAAGTTTGATCCATTTTGTCGTCGTGATAGAATAACATTTGATTGTAATGGTACTCCCATAGAAACAACTATTGGTCAGTTAAATTTTTTTAAATGGGCAATAGATAATCTTATCATAGATTATATAAAAAACAATTATAAAGAAATTGAGGATGATATGAATATATGTTATAATTCTGTAAAGGTTCAGAAAAAAGAGAAAAAAGAGAAGAATGAAAGGAAGCGTAGACAGGAATTATCAAAGTCTGCTTCAAGAGGATTAAATTCTAATAATATGAAAGTAGTCCTTGATTTTAATTAAATCTTTTAAATGCCGGATCACCTATATTTTTATATGTATGTTTAAAAATATCTATTGGTAATGGTATTTGACATATTGTTTCAGAAAATTCTAATTCATCATTTTTAAAATTTCGTAGATAACATATAAAGTCATATTTATTATCATAATCTTTTGAACCCTTTTCTTTTTTTCCATATTGCCAACCCTCATTAAAATACAATAATGGGTTATCATATTTAACTCTACCTTTAACTTTATCAACATATGTCAAAACATTCTCAATATTAGTATAATATATGATTGATTGATTTTTGTCGGTTGGTTTCGTCCCTTTTATAGAATCTAGGAACTCTTTTTCACTATTTGCTTTCCTTGTCCCAAAATAAATACCGTATTGCATATCTTGATGTGCTTGGAATAGATGATCTAAAAATCGCATATATTTTTGTTCTGTAGGGTAATCATCATCTTTATAAAATTTCATATTTAAATTAACGATATTTTTTTTATCTCTTTCTGAAAGATATTTTGATTGATGTAGTAGATTGGGGGCATTCCCCAATCTACCCTTATACGAAACCATCTGTTTAAATAATGATTTATGTGTATGTGATTCCATTATTTTCTTATAATCTATTATACTTTCAATATTATCACCATTTACGTTTAAAGTGTGAAAAAGTTTAGGTATTAATCCATTATACTTTGTTTCTCCATCTATACGCACGTCTCTTATTGTGAATATATAAAGTTGACTCATTTATATATATTTATTATATATTTATTATATATTTATTATATCAAGGATTTCTTCTCTTTTATTTTTCCATTCGCTATATTTATCTGTAAGTTTATCCAAAATTTTTTCTTTTTTATCCTCATACATTTCTTTAATATCTTCATTGTTTTTAGTCAATCTATCAACCATTAATAAATGGTCCCTTTTTAGATCTGAAAGATGGTCGCTAACTTTCCTCCTATTATTTTCTAAAATGTGTAAATTATTTTGAGACCTTTTATGTATCTTATTTATCATGTGAGTATGTCTTGCGAATAGATAATCAATCTTACGTCTATTAGTCATTTTTTTTTCATGTAATGTATTCTTGACAAATATTGTATTATTATGTAAATTTTCTTTTATATTTTTGTATTCATAGCGTATCGTTTGTAAAGTTATAAAGTTAACCCTTGAATCTTCTCTTAAATTTTCAGATAATTCTCTATATAATATTTCTGGTTTAGGGTGATGAAATGGCACCCAATGATAATGTGAAAGAGTGAATAATGAAACCAAAAATAATAGCATAACTACAATAAATACATAGGAATACTTTAAATTTAATTAATATCATATTTTTATGAATAATCTTCTAAAAATACAACAAATGGGCACTTCCGGGAATTGAACCCGGGACCTCTACCACCCAAAGGTAGAATCATACCACTAGACCAAAGTGCCAAAGTGCGTCGTCCGGGACTCGAACCCGGGACACCAGCTTGGAAGGCTGATATGCTAACCCCTACACCAACGACGCAGATATCTCAGCGAGGTTTCGATCCTCGGTCCTCCAGGTTATGGGCCTGGCACGCTAACCACTGCGCCACTGAGATAAAAAAAATTTTATTTATTATAATTATTATTTATTATAATTATTATTTTAAAGTGTCATTTTAAACTCACAATGAACCTTAATCAGTGGTTGACTTCTTTACCTTGCGCACCTTCTTCTTGACAACCTTCTTCTCTGGTTCAGGTTCTGGTCCAGGTTCAGGGTCAGAATCATCCTTTTCAAGAAACATAACCTTCGGATCTTCCTCATCATCACTTGAATCTTCAACCATATTCTCTGCCGGTGCTACAGATTGCTGACGACTTAGAGCAGGTCCACTATCAACATCGTCTTCATCATCCGAATCACTCATAATAGCAAATTCCTTTAGTCCTCCTTCAGGGATCTTTACACGAACCTGTTCTGCCTTCCATGTACATCCGAACTTACCATTCGCAACCCAGATGCCATTACACTTCATCACCACCTTAATAAGAGCACCCTTAACGATTAGCTTGGTAATATCGGTCGGATTATCGGATGTCCCGTCTACATCAAATACATTCTTATCTGCGTCATAGATAGTAAAGTCCTTAAACTTTCCATCCCTCTTATTGACCTTGAAAGCAAACGAGTCAGGATACTTTCCATTTGGTTCACCTGTTTCTGGATCAGTTGACACCTTTACCATTGGAGTGTAAAGTTCCTTTAGAGTTTCATCGGAAAGCTTTGCCTTTCGGAACCATGTCTGACTGTTTTCACTCGCCTTCGTTAGAAGCATGTTATCCATAGAACTTGCCCATGTATGGAAATCCCGCATACTCTTATTACTATCAATATCCTTCATAGAAAACTTGATTGAATACTTTCCAGAATTTTCGTTATCCGCGAAGTAAGATGGGTCAAAGGGGACCTCTACTTCGGGAGTAGTCACATAGAGGGAATTGATACCACCACCATAGTTGAGGTAAAGCATCTTACCCCCATTGTCCATCGTCTTTGGTGCGGAGATGGTGATCTTGGAAAAGTCAACCTTGCTTGGGTTCATTGCCATTCTTCTTGTTGTTCTGTGTTGTTCTGTGTTGTTCTGTGTTGTTCTGTGTTGTTCTGTGTTGTTCTGTGTTGTTCTGTGTTGTTCTGTGTTTTATGTTATTTGTTATCTCTTTCTAGTTTATTATGGTATCATATCTTTATATAAGTTTCAAATTTTAAATTCTAGGGCATTTTTACTTAAATATTTTTTTTAAAAGAAGAAGTAAAGGACATGTGTAAAAAAGAAGATTGTGTTGGAAAAAATAATAATAAATATGGTGGATTTTGCTATAAACATAGGAGAGAACATCTGGTAGATTTAAATTCTAAAAGAATTAAAGTCTCCAACTTTACGAACAGATGTTCAGATTACTTGAAGGATGATATAATATGTTCAATATTACACTTTTCAAAAAAATCCCCAAATGATAAAGGATATACTACATGTGAAAAAAAAGATTTGTTCCTTTTATTATTAGAAGAAATAGATAAATTTAAAAAATATGATAACGATGATATAAAAAAAATAATAAAAATACAGGGAAAATTTAGAAATAGGGTAGGTGAAATATTGAATAATTTGCGAGGAGAAGGTTATAAAGATAAAAATAAATGCAATAATGAAAATGATTTTTTTACATATGATACAATTTCTGAAATAGAAGATAAATATTTCTTTTCCTATAAAGATAATAGTGGATTTATTTGGTTTTTTGATATAAGATCTTTTAATAAGTTACTAGAAATGAATCAAGATAACCCCTATACTAGGGAAAAAATCCCATCAAATATTAAAGGTACTGCTAAGAAATTATCAGTATTATTAAAATTAACTTCCGAAGATGATTTAGTGAATAATGATGTTTTAAGGTTAACAAGACAACAAATTATAAAGCAAAAAACAATTGATATTTTTTCTCAAATGGATCAATATGGATTCGGATGTAATATTGAATGGTTTTTGGATTTAAATATCGGAAGATTAAAGAAGTTATATAAAAATTTAGAAGATATTTGGAACTACCGATTAAATTTATCGTATGAAGTGAAATCAAGAATATCACCTCCAAATGGTATAGCATTTAATATACCAATTAATGAAGTAAATATTATAATGGGCAGACTACAATTACAAGAAATCATATTAAATGAGGTTATGAAATTTAATAACGCGATTACAAATGAAGATAAAAAATTAGGATTAATGTATTTTTTATTAGGAATGGGGATTGTTTCTAGAGATTGTTACGAGGCACATCAGTGGATTATTCACGCATTATATTAAATAACCACCATAAATTATTTAAAAAAATATTAACATACTATATCATAATAAGTGCGGTTAAAGAATAAAAATAAAAAATAGAAACTAATAAAATGGCTAAGAAAACATCCTCCTCCAAAGTATCCAAGAAGACTACTTCTAAGAAAGTAGAAGAACCAGTTGTTGAAACCCCTGTTGTTGAAAACACAGTTGTCCCTGAAGTTGCTGCTGAAGAAAACTATGATCAGGAATTTGCGACTGTCCTAGATCAGCTTTCTGCTGCCCAGACTGTCCTCAAGTCTCTAACAACCCAGGTCCGCCAACTAGAAAAGCGTGTTGCCCGTGACCGCAAGGTTATGCAGAAGAAAATGAAGGGTCGTGCCAAGCGCGTAGTTGATCCCAATAAGCCCCCGAGTGGTTTTGCCAAGCCCGGTCCAGTATCCGATGAACTTCGTGCTTTCCTAAAACTAGGTGATGATGAACTCATTGCCCGCACCGAGGTAACCAAGAAGATCACGGAATACTGCAAGGCGCACAACCTCCAGAAGCAGGAAGACAAGCGCACCATCAACGTTGACGCAACACTAAAGAAACTTCTCCGCCTTAAGAAAGGTGACGAACTCACTTTCTTCAATTTACAGAAGTATATGAAGGTCCACTATCCCAATAAGGAAGGTGTCTTTTCCAACTAATTTAGTAGGTTGAGTTCTAGTATTGTCATTCTTAAGTTTTTGAATAAATAACCCCCCTCACCTTTAAAAATTGTATTTCTTTTAATTTTATTTTTTGATTCTAAAAATACTAACCATTTATCAGTATTTTTTATTTTCACATAATTTCCATTATTTAACCGACAGAATTTTAAGAAAGCATTAAGTCTCTCATATAGTTCTGCCCTTATAAGGAAATATGAAGTTACATTTGTATTTTTATCATTATTTATTCCTTCTTTAGCAAGGGAATAAAACAAAACTTTTTGAGCTTGAAAAATAGAGTGAAATTTCTCAATTGTTACGAATTCTCTAAATCTCTTTTTCTGATTGTCCTTATATTTTTGTGAAATAAGGAAACAATTTATTAGATTTGCCCATATTTCTGTGTATGCTTCGTGTGTATTTATCTTTGTTGAACTAATATTATACTTTGAAGTAAAATGCTTAATTATTTTATCATTATCACTATAACAATCATTTTTTAAAGCATGAAATAATTCATGTACCGTGAGTTTCAAGATTTCTTCTTTCCTCCAAATATTAATTACCGAATGATCTGATGTTACCATACATGAACCAGAATTTACTTCATTTTTTGTTAATATTCCTTTTTTAATCATCTTTTTCTCATCAGATAAATGATAATTTATCGTAATATTTGTATTAAAATTGTATATTGAAACTGTAAACTGGATATATTTTTTAAGTTCATAAAGGAAATTAGAATTTAATACCTTATTATCACTAAAAATATTTACATTTATAGTATAATTATTAAATTTCAATATAAAGGAATATTTCATATTATATTTTTCTATTTTTTTTTTAATATTCTCCGATGTATATGATAGTGAGTAGTCTGCTTTAAATTTTTCTTGAGAAAAAGAAATAGAAATTTCCTCAAATGGTAATGGGTCTACATTACTAAAGAAATCATAGAGTTTATTTAATTCAGGGGATTTAATTATATTACCTTTTATTTTTGGATATATATAATCATAGATAATACCTTTCTTAGTGAACATTATATTAATTTAAAGTATAAAAAAATTAATGGTAAATAGGTTATCTAAATTATCAATTATAATCTTTGATGGTGGATTCCGCATGTAAAGATAATAAATGCCATTTTTTGAAAAAATATAGATTACCTTTAATACAGCATTCTCATAATCGGACCTTTTAATAACAAGGTTAATATATTCATTATTATCAAGATATGTTATATCTATACTTTTCTGTGCTTTTACAATTTGTGTGTTCCTGTATTTAAATTTTCTAATTATATCCTCTTTTACTTTTTTTGGTATTGATTTATAAAGTAATGCCATTAATTTATATTCTTTTGACTCTAGAAAACTATTATAATATGAAAACATCAAATCATAATCATCTTTCGTGAGATCTATATCTTTGAATATTAATTTTAAATCATATAACTTCCTTTCTTCATCATCATATAATACTTCATAAGCATCATTTATTTTACGAAATTCTTCACTATCTTCCCCACAATTCTTATCTGGATGATATTTTAATGATAACTTATGATACCTTTTTTTAATTTCCTCTTTAGTGCAGTCTTTATTTAAGTTCAATATACTGTAATGGTCCTCCATAATTCAAGATATGATATATCTTAATTAAAAGGGTTTCTACAGAAATTATATCGCGATATGCCTTCTTAATTATATAATTGTAATGGGTTATTTCTTTAATTAATAGTATGTTTTTAGATTGACTGTAAGGATTATTCTGTAAAAACATAGTGAATACTTTAACAATATCTAATTTAAGTTCTTTAATATTCATTGAAATTATTTTTATCTCATTTATATTGAACTCATTTCCCATAATTTCATAAATATTGTAAATTATTTTTTCATAAATATTAACATAATTTAAATCTGAATGATAATATAATCGTGCAATATGGTCAATACTATATTTTTCACAATTTTTTAATAATAAAAAAGAATTATACTTAACATCGTATTTTTTAAAAAGATATTTAAAATAGATATATTTATCATATTTATCTGGTTTATTCAGTTTTAGCATAAAACAACTACTACGAGTAGAAGGATCAATTGAAAAAGGTTTTTTTGTAATTAATAGAAATCTTGAACTTTCAGAGTATTTTTCTATAAATACTTTTATATTTTTTTGTATTACATCTGATACATTGTTATAATTATCAATAATTATATATTTAATTGTATCATTAAAATGATCGTAATTTTTAACAATTGTTTCAATTTTTTTCATCATTATATTTTTCAAGTGATTTGAAAAATCAAAAACATAGTAATTAATATTTCCTCTGAATATTACCTTATCTTCTTTTATAGTTTTACTCAGACCATACAAAATTTTTAGTATATATTCAATAAGATATGTCTTTCCAGAATTAGAAACACCGTGGATTATTAGATTGGGTTTCAAGTTATCAATAATAGACTTAATGTAATTATATTTCTTATAGTGTATTATCTCATGACTTTTTTCTTCTTTAAAAGGAAAGTCACTCATTTAATATAATCTAAGTTTCATTCTTTATATTATTATTATTATTATTCTAACTAATATGAAACTTCTATTAATTAAAGAAAATATTGACTTAAAACGTGTACTTTTTAGAAAAGGCAAAAAATCTATAAAAATATCATATGATATAAATCAGGTATCAATGATAGGCATAACATTTAAAATAAACTATGAAACAATACTTGACCGCGAAACATATATCATCATAAAAGTAACTCCAAAAGATAGAAAGCTATTTTTTGATATAGATAGACATTTTGAAAGTTTAATTGAAAATTACGATAAAGTAATATTAAATGAACATATAAAGATAAAGAAACATAGTGGATATGAAATCCCTCAAAATAAAACAATATCAATCACATTGAATAGTATCAAAAAAAATATTTCAGGAAGAAACAAAGTTCAAATATTTAGTATTTAAAATATATTATTACAAATGGATGACACATTTAAATTATTAGCAAATCCTACTAAGTTAAAAAAAAAAGAGAAAAAAAGAGTTGTGACAGAAGAAGATTCTTTTTTTTTAAGAATTAAAAAAAGATATCCGGATATGTTAATCTTTAACAGTAATAAAATAGAAATTTTAAAAAAAATTGAAAGTATATTGATAGACATTACAATAGCAAATATTATAGAAAATTTAGTTAGAGAAATAGAGTATGAACTCTTACCATGAAATGATATTTAAAAAACTGATGATATCAGATTTAAATCTACATTTTGATAAATTTAAGGGTGAAAAGGGAGATCTTAAAAAACTTATAGATGAATTTATGTCAACACAGGAAATAAACTTTGAAAAAACTATACCAGAATACAAAGAAAATAAAACACATAAGTATCGCGATCGTATTAAGTATGCGGATAAAAGTGGTAAATGTTTGGCAAGAGTATGGAATTGTGGAATGGGTGGGCAATGTAGTTTTACGGGAAAATATGATGGTTTCTGTAAAAAACATTCTTTAAAGAGATATGACTGGTGGCTAGGTACAGTAGACTGTCCAAGACCAGAAAGACCAATTAATCACAAGGATAAAGTTCATATATGGTTAAGTTAATCTAAAGTGAAAGGTCATCAAGTTCACCATCAGTGAAGGCTTCAGCACCACCTACGGGGGCAGCATTTTCGAGCGAACAAACACCATTTCCACCTTTCATGGTTTCAACTTCTTCCTCTTCTTCAACATTTCTTCTGCTTCTGCTTCTGCGGCGGGCAGGGGCAGAACGACGGGCAGAACGTCTGGCAGAGCGGCGGGCAGGGGCAGCACGACGGGTGGAACGTCTGGCAGAGCGGCGGGCAGGGGCAGCACGACGGGTGGAACGTCTGGCAGAGCGGCGGGCAACACGACGTGTAGAGCGGCGAGCACTGCGACTGGCTACGCGACCGGCAGAGCGGCGAGCACTGCGGCGGGCAACGCGACCAACCGAGCGGCGGGCAACGCGACCAGCAGAGCGGCGGGCAGAGCGGCGGGCAACGCGACCGGCACTGCGGCGGGTGGAGCGGCGACTTGAACGACGGGCAACTCTTTCAGCATTTCTACGGGCAGTTCTTCTAGGCATATTTATAATATAATAAATATTTTTTTTTAAACGAATTCGGATAAATCAACATCCATAATTATCTTATTATTTTTAGATTGTAAAATGCTTCTTATATTATCCTTTGATATATTTCCCTTTTTAATTAAAAAAAGTGAAACTATTAATGGTGAAATTAATAAACCATCATAACAATATATTAATATATTTGAAAATTGAATATTATCAAATATATATTCAATTATTTTATCTTTATTCTTTTTTAAAAGAAAGAGATCTTCTGAAGGAGTTAAATTATTAGATACTGGTATCCTTAATTTCTTTACATTAATATCTGGAAATCCATAATTTAAAGTGCAATTGATTAATATGGTTATATTATTATCTTTTAAGAAACTATTATCAAAAGAACCATTTATATCAGAAATCCAAATACCAGAAATAATTTCAGTTGGCATATAAATTTGATATTTATTTAAAAGTATATTTTAAACATAAATAATGGATCTAGAAGATCACTTTAATTTCCTTTCAGGACTTGATAAAAAAGAAGAGGAAAAAGATTTAAAATGTTGTGATATGAAAGATAATTATCAAAATGATAATTGTATGGTGATATGTAAAATATGTAAAAATGTAATTACAAATATATGTGATAATCCCGAATGGAGGTATTATGGTTCAAAAGATAATAAAAGTAGCGATCCAACCAGATGTGGTATGCCAGTTAATACACTCCTACCAGAATCATCGGTGGGATCTACAGTATCATTCGGTTCAAATTCAAATGGAATGTATCAGATTAGGAAAATGCAACAATGGAGTGGTATGCCTTATAAAGAAAGAAGTATTTATAAAGTATTCTTAGATATTCAAAACGTATGTATTCGTCATAATATACCAAGTAAGATTGTGAATGAAGCGAAGTCAATATACAAAATAGTATCTACAACAAAAATATCAAGGGGGACAAATCGTTCAGGAATTATTGCTTCATGTGTTTACTTTGCTTGTAAAGAATGTAATGTTCCAAGGAGTTCTAAAGAAATAGCAGATATGTTTGGAATATCTTCAAACATTATGACAAAGGGGGTAAAAAAATGTCAAGAAATTATTCATATGGATAAAAAAAATAAAAATAGGATATCAAAAACCAAATGTACAAAACCAGATGATTTTATAAGTAGATTTTGTAATAAACTTAATATATATGAATCAGATACGGAGGTAATAATGAAAATTTGTAAAATAACTGTTGATAATTATATAATCTCTGAAAATACACCACCTTCAATAGCATCGGGATGTATTTATTACTTCATTAAAAAAAAGGGTCTTTCAATAACAAAAAAAAATATATCCGATATTTGTAAGATATCTGAAGTGACTATTAATAAATGTTGTAAAATTATAGAAGAAAAGGATAATTTATTTGATGAAATATTTTGCGATAGCAAAACAAATAGCGATTAGAATACCTCTTATAAAAATTGAAGCATTTGTTGAACTTTCTGTCTCTATATTATAAAGGAATGGAACCGACTTAAATTTTAAAAAATCAGAAAAACTAGGAATATTAAATAATACTGAAAGAATTAATACAACCATGACATCAAATGATTTAAATAAATAATCTTTTATTTTTTCTTCCAATGATAATTCTTTAGTTTCATTCATTTTTGAATACATATTAATCATTTCTTCCTGTTGTTTCATTTGTTGACTCTGTATTTGTTTTTGTTGCTGTTGCATTTGATACTGTCGTTGTTCTTGTTCATGAATTGCTTTTTGTCTCATAATAACTTCCCTTTCTTCATCGGTTATTTGAGGCATTTGTTCTTGAGATGTTGGTTTTGAATTTAAATCATTAATAATAGAATCAACCATATCAGCATCATCGTTACTTAATCTTTTATTTTCTTTAACGATATCATTTATATTTGTAGAAGGTCCACTCATTTTATAGAATTAGATAATTATTTTTTTTTATATAAACGTAATAACTAATTTATGAAAGATATCTTATCAAGGCACATTAGTGATAAATGGTGTCCAATAATTATTCCAAGTATAATTGTCAAGATACTATTTATTATTTTTTCCATTTATTCTATAGTATATTTTAATTTAAAATAACCACTTCATCAAGAGTTAAATAATAATAAGCGATTGTTAAACATATCGTTAAGAATAATAACTTTTCATTAATTACCATTTATATTAGATTTAGGTTTTATTTTAGTAGAAACTTGTAGGGATACCATTTGGACTACATTTCTTATCTTTTAATATCCGAGAATTAAGAGAATACATATCTTTATTTGAATAATAACTCCTATAATTATTTAAACGAGGACTTGATAAAATTTTTTCATTTATTTTTTTGTAATAGGGTTCATGTTTACAATCATTGATAGAACTAGGATAATTTACAAATCCTTCATAATTACTTAAAATAATAATCAATAATAAAATTATTGTAACTGTGAGAAATAACATTAATAAATAATAGAAAAATAAATGGATAAAGTTAATACAGGATGTTCTGATGTTGAATTAATTGCTGAAATGATGGGAGATGATTCTGAATTTATGCTTCATGATGAAGAAGTTGAAACAAATCAAGATGAGGCATACTACGAAGCAAAAGCATATACCATAATTAAAAACTTTAAAAATGATAATGATTATTTTTTCTTTTTAAAAGCAGTCCTTAAAAAATACAACACATTGTCAATAGATAGAAAAGAAGAAATAAAAAAACTAATGGGTATTCAAAAAGAAGTTATTATTAAAGAAAAAATAGTTTATAAACAACAAAAATCTAAAAAGAATAAACCTAAACTAAATACACAAGACGATTACTAATTATCTTCTTCATCAGAAATTAACATAAAATCGTCCAGAGGAACTACCTTTACATTTCGTTTCTTTTTCTTAGCAATTTCTGCCTTTAGTTCACTAATCTTTTCAGGAGTAGACTTATACATTTTTAGATCCGTATAAAATTTAAGAATATGTTCAACATTTTCATTCCACCATTTTTTATTCCTCTCCACAAATGTACATTCATACCTTGAAATTTTCCACCACTTGCTCTCTACGTATTCATGACCCTGACCAATAATCTCAACTTTCTTTTCTCTTATCCAATCCTTATATTCGTCATTTGTCATATTCAATACAGGATATAGATATGTTAGTTTTATTTCTTCCTTCTTACGATAACTAAATGTTACTCCTTTAGGAAAATTAAGATGAGTCCTTCCGGGAAGGACTTTATCATCATCTACAAATACATCTTTTTCATATTCTTCAAAATTTTCATAATCTTCAATCTTGACTTGAAAGAAATCACAATGATCCAAGTCACATACCTCTAACTGACCTTGAACTTGCATTAGATAATGAGGAGGTACTGTTTTTGTGAACTTGCGTTTAGGAGGACACTTAATTTCAACCATACGTGAAACATATTCATCATTACCTGTATCATCGCATATTCCATCTGGACTTGCTCCAAATGCTTTGAATGTTGGATGGGGAATCAAACCAAAATCAAGGACTTTTACATTATATAGTTCTTCATAGAATAGGATAGCAATATCTTCATATTTAACACCCCATTCAGTAATTGGATTTGATACATATGGTTTATCTTCAATTTTAGAGAGTATAAGTTCTTCCCTTGTTGTGAAATGACATTTTCCAATCGCAGAAGCAAGAGAACTGGCAGTTAGTTTTTCCTTACGCATTTCATACCATTCGGGACTCCTTTGTTCAGGTAGTTCTAGTAGTTTTAGACCCTTTAGTTTTTCTTTTCTTTCATTATAAACTTTTTGATTACTAATGTTTTCTTTAACAATAGATTCAACATTTAGATTAATAACATACATTTTATTTTCATCTCCACCAACATTATAGACATCATACAATTCTTCTTTTAGCGTTTCTAAATCTTGATCATCAATATCATATCCATTGATATAGTCAACGATATCATCTCGTTTAATATCCATTTGCGGGTTTATATTACTATATTATAAGTTTCAATTTTTAAATACTAAGGGTTTTAAATTTGAAGCGAATTATGTATTGTTTATGATATAAATATGATATGAACGAATATTATGGTATTGTTTCAGATACACACATAAATGAACATAGTTCAAAAATAGAAAAATTAGAAGAAAAAATAGAAGAATTGGAAGAAAAAATTAAAAGTTTAGAAGAAGATGATAAAATAGAAAACTTAGATGATAAAATTGAAGAAAATTGGGATGAATATACAATGCGCGTCCGTCAATGTATTCCCAAAAAATGGCAAGAAGAAGCAGAAGAAGATGAAAATAGCCATCCAATGGATTATGACTCTATAATAAAGCAAGAAGGTGGTGCTGGTCTTCTTCCCCCACCCGAAGTATTTTCTCATGAATGGTCTATGTTATGGGGGTTAACAAAAATGGATAAGCAAATTGAACTTTTAGAAGAAAATTATAATGGTATTCAAAAAGAACAATTATGTTCTTGTAAAACTCAAGAACTTCTTGAAGAAAAAATAAACAAACTAGAAACAGAAGTAATATACAATCAACATATAATGATATCTATGGTGAATCATATTTATAAAAAAATGTTTCCATGTTTATTTAATACGATTGATAGTATGAATGACAATTTAGAAGATTATGGTATGGATACAACAAATCTAACAAGCGAATTTAATACAATAAAAAAAAATATATACGATGATGGTATTGAAGAATATGTTGAAAGTAAATGTAATGAATATATTAATGACAGAGATAAAAGTAATATTAGAGAAAAATTAGACAAATGTAAAACATTAAAAGAATTAACTACGTTAGCATTAAAAGAAGGTTTTAAACAAGAAGATATTGATAATGCTATTGAGAAAGGCAATACCGGATTAACGATATTAAAACAAAAACGGAATGCACATAGTAATCTTTATGAATTACTTTATATAAAAAATCTTAGAAACCCGATAGATATAAGGGTTTTAGGACTACCTGTTTCTGGTGTAGGTCCTATTTTCAATAGAAATTTGAAACATTTAGATTAAAATAATATATAAAAAAAACATCATTATTATAAACTAATACAATGTCACGTGGAAAGAAGGAATGTGTAAATATTAATGTAGATGATGAAGAAGATAATACTATCCGATGCATTAATTGTAAAATGGAAATTGTGGGTAAACCATGGATTACAGTGAGTTGTGGGAGAGATCCAGAAGTTCATGCTTGTGGATACAGTTGTTCAAATAGACTGAAATATTTCGTAGGTGTTGGATATTGGTCAAGAGTTATGAACAAAGAAGACTTTCCGGGTCCCCGTCCAGTTATGAAGACTTCCTATACTGGAGATATTACGCCTAATTTCGGTATTGACGAAATAAGGAGGGAGATTGAAGATGAAGAAGAAAGGATGGATATTCTGGAGGATTGTGATAGTGAAGATAGTTATCTTTATGATGACTATTGAGTATATAATATAAAAATTATATATATGTAATGATAAATGAAGATTATTTCCGGAGATGAATGTTATACAACCCTTGATCAAGAAGAATATATTTTATATTATTTTACAGCAAGTTGGTGTGGACCATGTCAGAGAATATGGGATGATTTTCTTAAATTATCTGAAAATTATAGTAATATACTTTTTTTTAAGATAGATATTTCAGATGATGATAATACAGAAATATGTGAATCATGTAATGTTGATTCTGTTCCATCATTCTTATTATTCAAAAATAGAAATTTTATTGAAAGGGTCGTTGGTGCTAATTTAAAGGTAGTTGAAGATATGTTAAATAAATACTAATTAAAGATAAATTATTAAATATTATATAAAGGTAAAAAGTAAATGGAGGGTGATAAAAAAAATAACGGTTCGTTTGAAGACCTTTCCTTAAAGGAAGACCTCTTAAGGGGTATATTTTCTTATGGTTTTGAAGTGCCATCTGCGATTCAAAGTAAATCCATACCTTTCCTTAGAACAGGGGGGGATGTAATTGCTCAGGCACAATCTGGTACTGGTAAAACAGGGGCATTTGTTATTGGTAGTTTAGAAAGAGTAGATGTAGATGTTAAAGGAACTCAAATTATTATTATAAGTCCCACACGAGAACTTTCAAAGCAAACAACCGAAGTTGTTTCTGAATTAAGCAAATACATGAATGTATCTTATATGGAAGTAGTTGGTGGAACTGATGTTTTTCAATGTCGTAGTGACTTGGATAAGTTACCACAGATTATTATAGGGACACCTGGAAGAATTTTAGATATGATAAATAAGAGATCCATATTTACAGATAAATTAGTTAGTCTCATCTTTGATGAAGCAGACGAAATACTTTCACAGGGTTTTAAAGAAACTATTTATAATATTGTAAGATCTATTTCAGAACAGTGTCAAATATGTCTTTTCAGTGCTACAATGCCAGATGAAGTAATAGAATTAACAGATAGTTTTATGAGGGAACCACAATCTATTTTAGTTAAGAAAGAAGCACTTACTTTAGAAGGAATTACACAATTTTATATAAATATGAGGGTTAGTGATTGGAAATATGATATACTAAAAGATTTATACAATACAATTAGTATATCTCAATGTATCATTTATTTTAATTCAAAGAATAAATTAAACGAAATTTATAGGAGTTTAAACGAAGAAGATTTCCCTGTTTCTATGATTCATGGCGAATTATCTAGTGAAGAAAGGAAAACTACAATGCACGAATTCAAGTCTGGGCAAACGCGTATATTATTGTCAACTGATTTACTTTCACGAGGAATTGATATTCAACAGTTGTCTCTCGTTATTAATTTTGATTTACCTAGATCAAAAGAAACATATATTCATAGAATTGGAAGAAGTGGTCGTTATGGGAGGAAGGGAGTGGCAATAAATTTTGTAACAGAGAGAGATTTAGAAAATATGGAAATTATAAAGCAACACTACAATACTAAGATTGAAGAAATGCCACAGAACATAGAAGAGTACCTAAGTGTTTAACTATTTAAAACTAATATGTGCGTATATATGATAATATTAATATTTAAGTTTTATTAAATATGGCAGGAATTGACGATATTAATGTTAATTTTGATAGTGATGATAAAACAATAAAAATTGATGAAAATATATTATTAGATACTGGGGCTCCTTCTAATATAAATGTTAAGAATGATGATAACATGTTTGGAGTAGATTTACTAGCAAATAAGAATTATAGTTCTGGTAATAGTGATAATGGAGGATATTCTAGCGGAGAAGAACCTTCTAAAAAAGAGGACTATGATTTTTTTAAAGATAAAGAAGAAAAGGAAAAATTTAGTAACCCATTACAAGAAACTAAAGAAGAAACAAAAAGTATACCGCTTGATGATCCTATGCTAAATGACCAAAAGGGTCACGAAAATGGAGGTTTTAGACCATTAGGTGCTATGAACGCTCAAGAGATAAAAAATGAAAAGATAGATTTAATTTATAAGTTTAAGAAATTAGAGGGACAAGGGATCCGGACGACCATGAATTATAATATGAGTTCTCATCTTGAAGACATGAGAAATGAGTATTTAAAATTAAAAAAACAGAGAGAAGTTGATAATTCTATTAAATTTCAAAGAAAAGTAATGATGGCAGCGATAACTGGTGTTGAATACTTGAATAATAAGTTTGATCCATTTGATATTAAACTAGATGGATGGTCTGAAAGTATAAACGAAAATGTAACGGATTATGATGAAATTTTTGAAGAATTAAGTGAAAAGTATGGAGGTAAGACTGAAATGGCACCAGAAATTAAATTATTAATGATGCTTGGGGGTAGTGCTTTCATGTTCCACTTAACAAATACAATGTTTAAATCATCCATACCAGGAATGGACGATATACTCAAACAAAATCCTGATTTGATGAATCAATTTGCAAAAGCAGCAGTTGGTAGTATTGGGAAACAGGATAATGAATACAATCCACCACCAATGAGAAATACAAATGCTGATATTCGCCCAAGTATGCCACCTCAAGCACAACCTTCTCAAAGACAAGAAATGGATGGTCCTAGTGGTTTAGATGACATTATCCAACAGATGAATCTAAAACCGGAAGACATTCCTGATTTAGATAATGTTTCTTTAATGAGTGGTGATACAGATCGCAGAAGCAATCTATCCGGAATAACTCTTAATATTTAATAATTTACGAAAATACCCATCTGATCGTAATCTTCTCCATCATTTTCAAAATTTTCATCTTCAAAGTTAATACTCTCTAAGAATATTAAGAATATTATTGTTAATAATACTGCTGTTGGTAAGTCTCGCGTTGCCATAAAGAATGCACAGAATATAAATATTTTTCTAAATAACGGTGTATCTATTTTATTTTTTTGTTCTTCTGATAATTCACTTATGATAAAACGACCCCCGATGGTTAGTATTATCATCATAAAACCTACGAAATATTTATTAGTATTTATTTTATCAAATACACTTTCTATCATTTATTATAATATTATAAAAAAAATATATAATATAGTAAATGGTTGCGAATGGCTGCTTTTTAGAAGAAGCATTTGGAGAAATTAAAACGCAAAATGATAATAAAGTAAAACGAAAGAAGAAGAAAGAACGTGGAAATATTGAATTTGATAAAAATTATAATTCAATGTCTAATAATGTAGGAGGATATATTGAGGATGAAGAAATGTTCTCAGAGATATCTCAAAAAAACAGAAAAGAGGAAAAGAAAGTCATTGAAAAAATAGAACATCTTAAACAAGAAGATTTTGAAGATCATAGTAAAAATAAAGAATATAGAAGGTTACTACAAGATAAAGACTATCAGGATTATTTAAATTATCAAAAAAATAGAGCAAACTATGTTAATAATATTCAAACTGTTGAGGGATTTTCAAATATCAATGATAATTTCAACGATGTATTATTGTTTGGTCTTTTAGGTATATTCTTTCTCATATTTACAGATTATATATATAAATTAGGCAAACGTTCTTATTAAAATAATTGTTTTGTTTTCATATTAATTGAAGATAAATCATTATCATTTACAAATTGACCACTTGGTTTATATTCATCAATCAATTTATAATTTTTATCTTTCTTTTTTACCGCTTTTTTTACAGGTTTTCCACGATCTTCTTTTGACCAACTAATATACACCCAATTGGGATCTATATAAACTATGTGAAAACCATTTCTTTTTAAAGAATTTATAATATAATTCCTTAAATCTGAAACATTGTATAAAGGTACTCCTATAATAAATTCAGGTATTTGAAAAAAACAAAATGTTCTCTCTAATTTAGAATAGTACCGAATACGTGTATGTATTTGCTTTAATATTCCATCAAACTTTTCAAGTCTTTTATTATTCTTTTCGTCAATTGTTTCGTATAAATCATCAATATTTAAAGAACTCATATTAATATTAAGTTAAATAAAAAAAAAATAATATATTTTTTAAATAATGGAAAATATTAAGGATATAGAAACATTACTTTTTTCAGGCGGAGCAATGAAATGTATAAGTATTTTAGGTGTAATACAATATTTGTTTGAAAAAAATATAATAAAAGAAAATTTTGAAGGAATTAAAGAGATGTATTTTGTATCTGGTTCATCTATATATTTAACTCCTCTATTGATTGGGTTTTCTATGGAGTCAACAATTGAACTTTTTAAAAAAATAGATTATAAAAAGTTATCTGGGATTAATGATATGAAAATACAAAATATTTTTGAAAATTATGGACTAAAAAAGATAACTGATTATAAATATATCCTGAATGCTATTCTCAGATCTAAGAATTTTGAAAATATAACTTTAAAGGAATTTTACGAATTTACAAAAATTAAATTAAATTTTAGAGTTATAAATTTAAATAAACAATGTAATGAATATCTAAATAAAGATAATTCTCCAGATTTAAAATACGTTGATGCGGTTTGTATGACATCATGTATCCCACTACTCTTTGAACCTATTAAATATAATGGATGTCTTTATATAGATGGTGGCGTTAACAACAATTTTCCATATGAAAAAATTGTTGATAAAGAAAAATATTTAGGAATAAATATCTTATCAAGTAAGATATCGTGTAATGGTAGTAGTGATTTTGAAGAAATAAAAGACCTACAACATTACCTTAATATTATATATAATATATATGGTTCCCCTCCTATAATTAAACCATCTATTAATCATATCAAGTTACTGATAGATGGTGCGGGTATAGATTTTGATAGATTTTCATCAATTATTAGTGACACTATATTATTAGGTTACAACACAACCAAAGAACATTTTTCTAATTTTCAAAAATATAACGATTCATCGCACGAGGAGAATGAAGATTAAATAAATGTGCTGTTAGGGGTGAAACAATTGTTCTATATATATTAATCCAGTTTTTATCTTGCGTTTCTAGATAACGTCCGCCCGAAAAAAGGAATTTTTTTGTATAATTCCATCTACCAGGGTCATCGCTTAATAGTTCAGTATTACGAAGGACGCCAACAGAATTAGAACTCTTCATAACTTTAAAAAGTTCCCCAATTAATTCTCTCCTCTTTTCACATACGAGTTTACTTCTCTTTTCACGGAATTGCTTCCGTCTCTTTCTATTTAATGCTTTTTCATCTCCAATACGATTATATTCCATATTCTCCTTTTCAATTAAATTACCGTATCTTTTCTTTAGAGCATCAATATTATCACTATTTAATCCTCTATAGTAATAACTCTTTTTGTCTATCTTATCAGTTAGATAATCAACATATTCATTCAAATTAAGACCATCACTAAAAAGATCTTTTTGAAGCAAAAAAAGTTTATCAAGACCTGTTACATTATTCTTTTTATGCTGAACATGTGTTTTCTTAGTCTTCAAACCTTCTCTGACTTTACTTACACGTGATTTTCCAACCTGGTTATGACTACTATACATATTTTCTAATTTAATTTATAGATATATCTTTATATCTTTTACTCATCAATTACTTTAAAATTAAACTTCGGTTTTTGTTTGGTTCCATTTGGAGCACCATCACTCATCTTCTTACCAATTACAAGACCATAGTTAGTTTTATCCTGCATCTTCATTAGTTCCGCTTTAATTTCCTTTTTCTCTGGTCTCTGCTTTTGATGAATACCTTCATCATCACAATAACATTCCCAGTCATCATAAAGTTCATCAAACTTTGAGAACTCTTCACATTCAACGATACGGTCATCAACCCAGTTAGCAATAATATCATTACTAGTCTTATATTGCTTAGTTTCATCCTTAACTTCTTCAGGAGGACATGTTCCTTCTTTATCATAATCAATATATTTTTGAAGTAGTTTAATGATAAAGACAAGTTTCCATTGTTCAAGTTTTGAAGTTAATTGATTATCTGCTAAGTATTGATACCTATCGTGATTTACAGAACGTTCATTATCAGTAAATTTAGCAAGATACTTTACAACTTCAATACGCCTCCAAATACCACCATCATTACCCCCAAGTTGAGGAAGGTCATTACACATAAGGGTTATCTTAAATTGTGGTTTAAATTGAGTAGTCCCTTTGAATAGAGCACGAGTAGTCATTTTATCACCACCTGTCATTTGCTTAAGTTTACCAACATAGATAAGATCTGTTTTTTCAGGTTCCGACATATAGACAAAACGAGCATTTTTAATATTTTCAAGTTCTGGAGAAGCAGATGAACTACTACCTCGTTTAGTTGTAAGGAATGCGACATCCATTGATTTACTATAGTCCCCAAGTACAAAGTCAATTAATTCAACCAGTTTTGATTTACCATTTCCACCAGAACCAGTCCAAAAGTAAAATTTCTCTTCCCTAATTTCACCCGATAAACAACTTGCTAGGAAACGAAGGGTATATTCACGAACACTATTAATTGGAAATACTTTAGTTAGAAAATCTTCTAAAGCATCATTTAGTTCATCATAATCATCCATACTACTCACTAAATCTGTAATTTCTTCAAGATCTACAGGAAGATTTTTAACATCAACGGGGAGAGAATAACCAGTTGTGAGACTCACATAATCGGATGGAAGTCCTGATCGGAATATACTTTTATTAAGATCGTAGATACCGTTATCAAAACCAATAAGATTCTTTTTATCATTAAGTTTTTCAATAAACGTTTTATCATAAAACTTTTCCTTACATTCTTTCATAACCTTATCCTTGTAACCAGAATCCTTAAGTTGAACCATAATCTTTAGACATTTGGTGTTTTTATCATCTTGTAGTTTAGCAGCATCCTCGTCTTCAAGAAGAAGTGCTTTAGAACGATCACTATATATTTTAGCATAGTAGTTGAAAACATCAACAATATCATAGGAAAGTCTTGAACGAAGTTCATGACCCATCTCTGTTTCTTCCCATTTTCCACCTTTCTTTTCATTAAAGTGAAACCATGTATTATCTCTAATATTAGCACATACAAAACAATCTTTAAAATAATGGTAAATAACATTTGCCACATCAGCATGAGATCCAGAAGACCCCACACTAGAATGCACAACAGCACTAAGTGAATCGCGGATAATACCCTTATACTCCGAAGGATTATCATTTTTAGCCCAATAATGAAGTGAACCAATCGTATAATTATGATTGTTATTCTTATTATACCATTCCCATTGTTTTTCACATTCGTCACTATTATTATACATACCCCACTTTTTACTAAAAGCAATCCAAATGGGTAGTAGACTTTGACTAATACTATTCAAACAGTAACCGACCTCTAACCATTCGGCATAATTACTCGCCCTTTCTACAGATAATATTAATGCTAGTTTTTTAGAAATTTCAATATCATGTGTTTTTGCTCTATCAATAACAACTTGACTAAGAGGTTCGCTCACGCTTTCAACAGACATGCTTTTTTTAAGGTTACCTTCTGACATTTTTTCTTTCAAATTTCCAGTATAAACTACATTAATATCATCTTGCATTTTAACACTATTCATTTTAACAAGTTCTATTTTATCATCAATATATAGGTCTAGAGGAATACTTATCAATGTATCGGATGATTTCTTATAGATACGGGTTAAACCATATGTTATTTCATTAGGTTTTCCAGAACCATAAATAAACCAATTACCCCCTTTATAGATATTTTCATCAACTATTTCACCCATTGAATTTGAGGGTGGATTAAATCCCTCATTAATGAAGAACTGTTTATAATCGGTTTTAATAAGTATATCTCTAAGTGTTCTGTATGTTTTCTTTTCAGCAATAATATAAGGGAAAAGCAAATGTATTCCATCTTTTGACTTATAATCTTTATGTTTTGCTGGAAGAAATTTATTTTTTTCCATTACCATACAGAATTTTTGTTCATCAGAAAGTTTATAGACTGTATTGAGATTACACATGATATCATTTACAATATCCATTAGTACTTTTTCATTATATTGTCTTTCTGTTATTTCATCCTTCCACTTTAAGTCAAGGTCAATTACGAAACGGGTTATATCTTGAACTTTTTCTACTACAGAAATACGGTCTCCTTTTACATGAATTGCTTTTCCTATCAATTTATGAAATTCATCCGTTTTTTCAAAAGGGATTGTATAAGCTCCTGTTTTTATATCGCCTCCGTATATTGTATGTGTGTGTTTTTCTTTTTTTGGATACTGAGTTAAGAATTTCTCCAATTTCGCATAAACCATTGATACTCTAATTCTATATATTTTTTTTATGTAATTTTTTTATATAATAAATCAAATTTTTAAAAATATTTAAGAATGTGGTGATACCTTACATTAAAATGTCAACATCTTCTGCTCTTAAAAGAATACTTAAAAAGGATATTAAAGAAATAGAAAATCAAAAATTAAATGATTTAGGTATTTATGTAAAGTTTAATGAAGAAAATATGTTTAAAGCAACTGCTATGATAACAGGTCCAAAAGACAGTTTGTATGAATATGGTTTCTTATTTTTTAATATAACTTTTCCTAAAAATTATCCCCATGCTCCACCGGATGTGAGTTATATTTCAAGAAATAATGTTAGAATACATCCCAACTTATATGTTGGTAGACACACAAGTGGTTTTGGAAAAGTTTGTCTTTCTATTTTAGGAACTTGGAGTGGTCCAAAATGGACTAGTATTATGGATGTAACGACTGTTTTATTAACTATACAATCCATCTTAGATAATAACCCATTACACCATGAACCAGGACAAGAAAAAAATATGTCAAATACAAATACCCTTTATAATGAGATTATAAAGTATGAAAGTCTCAATACATTATTATTAAAGAACTATACAGAAAACGAAGGTATTTTCCTTGATTTTAAAGTTGATATGGAAAAAGAAATTAATAAAATAGGAAAAAATGAAATAATAGAATATGTTAAAGATTTCTGTTCAAAACATAATGATTCTAAAGTAACAGTCCCGATATATCGGATAAATACATTACTATCTTATTCTTCATTAAAAGAAAATATAGAAAAAATAAATCAATAAATAAATAAATTTGATTTAAATAATAAATTTTATATTATAAAATAAATAAGATGGAATTGAACTTTTGCGAAAATTGTAATAATCTCATGGATATATATTCCGATGAAGAAAATTCAAAATTATATTTAGGTTGTAAATGCTGTTCCAATAAACAAGATTTTGATGAAGGGAATAAATGTATTTATACTAATGAATCAACCATAGAATTAAGTGATATTATTAATACAAATCCGTATTTAACGGAAGATACAACATTACCTCTTATTAAAGGTAATCCTAATATTAAATGCCCAAATACAGGATGTATCTGTAATACCGATGATACTGTTGAATCAGAAATACTATATGTAAAATATGATCATGACAAGTTAAGTTATTTGTATATTTGTAAACACTGTAATCAAAAATGGACAAACCGTTAAAAATTTGAAAAATTATTTAATTAAAGATTAAAAAAATAATAATAGAAATATATAATGGACCAAGTATTTGAAGAAGAGTTTTCCGATAATGAAGAGGAATATGAAGGGGATACCGATTATGGTATTCCATCAAATGAAATAGATATTAATGAATTTTATAGAGATTATGAAAAAAATAAAAAGAATTTTAAAACAACACCTGTATTAACAAAATACGAAAAAACAAGGATTATTTCTGAAAGAGTACAACAAATATCAAATGGAGGGATTCCATTTATTAGTAATCCGGAAAGTTATCCAACCGTCTACGATATTGCCCTTAAAGAACTATCTATGAAAAAATTACCATTTATTATTAAAAGAACAATTCATGCTAATAAATATGAATTATGGAAATTAGAAGATTTAAAAATAATAAACTAATAAAATCAAAAAAATAATATATATAAATATTATAAATATAATGGACGATATACATGTTTTTATTATTTTATTTTTAGCATTGGTTTTTTTGTGTAGAGCTACAAAAGAAGGATTTGAAGAAATGAAACCAGGTGGAATGCCTGTGGATGAACAGGATACTCCTCCTGAAGCTGCTTCAGTGGAATCTAGCGATGATGGTGAAGAAGAGGTTATTGAAGATGAGGTTATTGAAGAAGAGGTTATTGAAGAAGAGGTTCCTGGAAAAGTAGGTGGTCCGGTCCCCGGAAAACCACCCCCACAACAAAATGGAGATAACGGTTTACATGGTTGGGATAAAAGAAGAATTTTTTCTTCACCAATGGCACCCAACTTTGGCAGTCTACTTGAATTAAAAGATATTCAACAACTAAATAACCTTTTCTCAAAAAGAAACACGGACATTAACGTTCCTCCTCAACCAACCGATTCACAAATGCCATCTTTATCACAGGGTAGCACTGTTCCAAATATGTTAGGACAACCTGAAAATAGTGGCAACGGTGGCAACGGTGGAGGATCAGTTGAATTACACATGGTATATGCCGAATGGTGTGGTCACTCACAAAATGCTCTAGGTGCTTTTGAGGGATTAGTTGATAAAACAGATGTTAAAACATCCGCTGGAAAAACAGTTAAGTTTGTATTAACTGAACAAAGTTCTGATGAATTTAAAGAATTTAAAGGTAAAGTAAAAGGATTCCCATCTTACGTTGTAAAGGATGGTGGTGAAATGAATGAAGTTGATGTCGGTGATCGTAGTGAAAGTGCTATTATTGATGCCGCAAAAAAACTATAAATTAATATAACTTATTAACCTTTAATTCAGGTCCTTTTTTTCTAGTAAAATCTGTCTCTACTCTTTCTTCTTCAGAAAAATTTTTATCTGAATAATCCCAGAATTGTTGAGACCCAATTTTAAAATCAGGTCTTTTCTCTGCTTTATACCAGAATACTTGATCTTCTAATTTATTACTTTTTGCATTATTATTGATAACTAGACATTCGTAGTTCTCTGTACATTGATCCATAACTTGGCAAAACATATCAAAATTTGGAAACATACCAGCATAATGTTCATATAAACGTTTGCGATTTGAAACATAATTTTCTCTAAGTATAAAAACATAATCTATATTTGTCCTTAGATTTGGAGGAACCCCTAAAGCATACTGCATTGTTAATAAAAATAACAATTTATAATGGCGACCATTCATGAAAACCGAACGCATCCATTTATCCTTCGCCCATGTATTATCATAAAGACAATCATCCAATATTAAGAATGCTCTTGGATCAATTCCTTTATCCCCTTTATTTATTTTATCTATCATAGTTTTTTGTCTTTTTAAGACATTTTGAACTATCTCACTTTTAAATTCATCATGTATAAATAATTTTGGAACAATCTGACTATAGAATTGATTAGCACCCTCAGTCCCTGATATTACCTGACCAACAGGTATCGCTGCATGATTGTAAAGTATGTCTCGGCATAAAAAAGATTTTCCAGTATCTCTTTTTCCTATTAAAACAACTACCTTATCATCTTTAATTTCAGATAGGTCAAATTTCCTTAATTCAAGATTCATTGCCATATTATATAACATTAAAATATTTTATTTAAAGTCATTATATACGCATTAATGTGTGTTTATTCTATAGAAAAAAACTATAATAAATTTTAATTAATGAATATTAAATATCACAAATGGAATAAAAATGAAAGATTTAAATTATTTAAATCATGTAAAGAACTTTTAGAATTAAATGAATGTCAGTTTTACCAACCATATTATTCACTTTACTTTAACATACACAATACAAGGAATTCACACAAAACATTAGACCTTGATAGAAGATTCTTTATTAAAGAAATAAATTCTATAGAAAAAGAAAGGTATGAAACCTCAAATACAATATTAAAATGTAATGTTTATGATAAACATCACAACACTATTACAGAAAAAGATATCTTTTGTAAATGTATGCCTATATTGGACCCACTTTACTTCTTAATGAATAATTATAACAACCTCGTTAAAAGAAATCCACTCCTTCCAAGCAATTACTCATATAATTCTTATAATAAAATAAATGATATGAACAATAGTGTATATATAGATACATTTTTTTCATTTATTACATCTGAATTAACATTAAATGATATAAATCCATCTTTCCCTATATTTTATGGTTCTGTTTCCGGTATTAAAAAAGAATTGAAATACGATATAACTGAAGATTATGAAGATTATAAGGGTGAAAAATGGTTTTATAAAACATTAGGCAAAACACATACCTTAGATATGTATATTTCTTCAGATGAAAGTGATAATGATGATGATAGTAGTTATGATAGTTACTATGATGATGATAATGAATATATATCACTTCTTCAAAATATGCCTTGTCAGAACTTTTTTATTGAAAAATTAGATGGAACTTTAGAAGATCTACTAGATAAAATTGAAAATACTAATACTGATTTAATTTTATCATGTATTTTCCAAATTTCATTCGCACTTAATTACCTACAAAAACATTATAATTTCACCCATAATGATCTCCATGTAAATAATGTAATGTATACTAAAACAGAAAAAACATTTCTATATTATAAATTCAATAATATATACTTTAAAGTACCAACTTATGGGTATATCTTTAAAATAATTGACTTTGGAAGATCAATTTTTGATTTTCATAAGAAAACTTTTTTTAATGATAACTTTAGTAAACATGGTGAAGCAGAAGGACAATATACATATCCTATAAATAGTCTTTTATTTGATAAAAAAGAATTAAATATATATCCGAGTCTCCATTTTGATATGTGTAGATTAGCAACAACTATCATTGATGTCTGTGAGATAGAATTTAATAAAGATTATAAAGAAAAACAACCATTTGTTGATTTTATTATAAATCTTACAATGGATATTAATGGAGATTCTTTATCTAAATTAAAAGATGATTTTAGCATGTATGTTTCTATATCTAAATATGCAAATAACGCCCTACCAAAGGATATCATTCAAAATTATATATTTAAAAATATGAGAATTAAAAAGAAAAATTTCCCTAAAAAACTTTACTATAGTGTTTAGAATGGTGGTCTTGAAGAATGAGTTAACAATGTTTCTCCAGAACGCATTGACACTTGATTATCTCCTCCAGTAGTAAGGGTCTTATTTTTAAAATAATTAACAGCGAAACATACTGAAAAAATAGTAGAGAATATCTTTAATAATTCTTTACTATCATAGTTACTTTCATTTCTATAATCTTTACGATTTGTTAGTAAATATATTATACCAGTTGATAATGCACTAATTATCAAAGAAAAGAATAAACCATTATTTAACATTTTATAAAATATATATATTATTTTCATAATTTAATCAAATTAAAATCCTTCTTCTTCTATTATCGCATCATCAAATAAAGTATATTTATCATTTTCTTTATTAATGTCTATACCCTTTTTCTCTAACATTTTTGAAACATCTTCAAAAAATAAATCAACTGTTTCAGTATCGTCATTTTTATTAACTGAAATTATTTCTTTTTCTTCTTTTGATTCTTCTTCAAGTGGTTTTTCTTCTTCAAGTGGTTTTTCTTCTTCAAGTGGTTTTTCTTCTTCAAGTGGTTTTTCTTCTTCAAGTGGTTTTTCTTCTTCAAGTGGTTTTTCTGCTTCAAGTGGTTTTTCATCTTTTTTAGTAATATTAAACAAAACATCCTCATCTATATTAATATCATTTCTGTCTGGTCCTGTGTCTATAACATCATCAATCACCCCTTTTATATTTTCGGTTTTACTTGGTTTATCTTCAAAAATACCATTATCAATTATCTCCGCATTATCTACATCATCTAAATAACTTTCTAGAAGTGATTTATCACCGATATTACTTTCTTTATTTTCGGAATAAATATCTACATTATCATAATTTTCTTCTTGTTCACCTATATCTGGAATCGTATTTATATCTAAATTATCACATTTATTTTTAATTTCGTCTTCATCTGGAGAAACATATCCATCATCGGGTTCATAGTAATTATTTTTTTCAGGAACAATCTCTTGACTAGTATTACTACTACTTGATAAATCTAGTTCTTTATTATCTGATTCCTTAAAGTCATCATTATTATCATTTGTTTCACTTAAAAGATCCATTTTAAATTTTTCTTCCATATTATTTATCCTTTCTCTTAATTCTTCTTGTTCTCTGCTATCATTACTTTCTTTATCTGGTTCTTCTGTTTCTTCCTTTGTATTCCCCTCATCATTTTTTAAAGATTTTATTTCTTCTAATAACATTTTTCTAATATCATCATTTGTTACTTTATTTCTCTCATTATTACTATTATCATATATATCTAATTGTTGTTTTAATATTTCTTTAACAGGAAGTGCCTTACGTATAGTATTTTCTATTGAATCCTTAATTAATAGTTCTACAGTTCTCATATTTCTTTGATATTCAGACCCAGTTACATAATCATCAAATAAATATGGATTTTTCCATATTTCTCTAGCAATATTGATATAACATTTGTGAATGAAATTTATCGTTTTTGGAATGACTAATTCAATATTTGAATTATTATTAGAACCAATCGCAGTTAATATCTTAGTATGACTTATAAAAACAGCAGTTATTAAGTCATTTAACCAATCGCAATTGGAAGTATCTATAATGCGATTTGTCTCTGTTTCTATAACTTCATTACTCCATGTTGGTACTTTTTCCAGAAATAATCTAAACAGTAAAAGAATTGATGTATTATTTGGATTATTTGTCCGATGAACAGTTTTAGATTCATCATAGATAGACTTTATTCCATCGAAAAAATTAGGAGTTAATACATCTACTAATTGAGCAGTATACTCCATTTTCGCATGTGTAAAAATCGCATTGTTTGTTTCATCCATTTTTTATTCTAAATATTTTAATTTTTAATTTTATACTTTCTCATTTAAAAATATAATATCTAATATATTTTAATAAAGAATATGTCTGACTTTAGAAGCACAACACCATTCTTAAAATGTGATAATTTAAAGATAGGGGGTATCTCGTGGCCCAAACAATATACAACTGACAATGCCTATCTAAAATTTACAAATACATCGGGTCTTGAATGGCAAGCCGCATCCGATTCATTAAGTAATGTTGATGTTGGTTTTAATGATTATCTTGTTATGAATCAGCAAAAAGGTGGTTCAGGTATAACTATCGCAGCAAATACAAATAGTTACATACGTGCTGGACCAGGTGAGCGCCTTGACGACAGTATGGGTTCAGGTGGTCCTGATGGGAGAGGTACTGGAATTACACATGAACCCCGTGGACAAATAACTATTGGTTTAACACATGAAGATGCTGATAAAGATTCAACAGATATAACTATTCATGGAAGTTCATTAAAAATGCACAGTTCCATTACAGATAGAGAACTAAGTTTTATAGGTGATAAAGTTAAACTACAGTATCCATCTAGTGGCGAAAAATTATTTCAAGAATCACCTCTAAGTTTTAAAGTAACTAAAGGAGAAGTCCTTAAAAAAGAAAACGGATTATGGATATCTAACAACTATAAGGGAGAAACATTGACAAATAAAGTTCTAGATAATCCAACTATATCAGGTGATATTATATTTCCAAAAGGTAAAAGAAATGTTGAGTATGGGGTAAATAACGGGAATGTTGGGACATTATCGCAAAGAAAAGAAATCCCAGGTATATTTAAAAATCACAAAGGTATAGATGAAAATTCTTCTAACAAAGATGATGAATATAAAAACTGGACAATAGAAACAACCATTAACGATAAAAAAGAATCCAACGTCATTGAAGAATACAATGTAGGTTATCAAAAATTATATGGTAAGTTTAATAATTATAATAATCCAGTCAATGGTGAAAATACTTTCAAGTATAATGATTATTATAAAGGTTGGAATTTATCTTTATCAGCATATACAAAATATACTACAAATATTAATTCAACTCATATTATAAGACCAGGGACTGTCTTTAAAATAGTTAAACCAGGTGATAGTGTTACCTATTACGAAACTCTTACATCGGTATGTAAAGATGGGGGGAATACATTATTTTTTGAAAATTCTCAAGAAAATTATGATGGTGGAACAGTATCCATTGAAGGGATCGCTGAGAGTACTACTGTTACAGGTGGAGAAGCAACAACAAACATCACCATTAATAAATCAACTACATCATTTATTCCTGCTAAAACAAACGTAACATTTAGTTATTCGGGTGGTGTAGATATAGATGGAATAATACAGAATGATGTAGAGAAAGGAGCAACATCATTTACATTAACCGATGCTTCTCCCGACCCGGGGGGAAATACTTTAAATATTGTTATAAAACCGTTTAATACATCAGCGACTACATTAGCAAAAGTGAACTATTCTGAAAAAATTGTAGACTATACTATAAAAACAGGTGCTCTACAGGATGATACACTGGTTACTAATGAACTAAGAGAATCATCCACATCAATTTCTATTGATAAAGCAACTATTGGTATTATTCCTGTTGAAACAATTCTATTAGTAGGAGGACATCATTTTAAAGTTACACCTTCAGAAGTTTCTGTTAATAGTAGTTCTATAAATGTTATTTATAGCAATGAAGGAGTTAGCGAACCGGGATTTACAGTGACCCAAAACACTACAAATATATACATACGATCATTGATAGCAGAAACTGTTACATTTAATGATGCTAATAGAACATCATTATTAACACAAAATAATACACTAAAAAATTTATCAAAACAAGATGTTGATTCAACCTTTTATATATCTACACAAAACAAAGGACATGAAAACGGTTATATTTATGGTGATAGAATTGGTAAAATGTTGGGTAACAAATCATTAAATATATATCATAGAGAAGATGAAGGATTTTATGTAGGTTGGAATATCTATTTATGGAATACTAATATTCCATTAAGTAATAGTCTTTTTTCAGATATAAAAGCAACTACAGATATAGTATTTACAAATCCATTGGATAATACAGATAAATTGGAAGTAGGATTAGGAACATCCGCCTCTACTACTTCTCCAAATATAATTACCCTACCAAATAATACTGAAAAAAATTTAGATGGTTACAATGTTAAAATTAAAGGTTTTCCTGATGGAACAACAATATCGTCCGGTCAGACAACTGGTCAAGCAACTTTAAATTTATCAAATGCTTCTGAAGGTGTATTAGGCGCAAATACAAACATCCATTTACATGATAGTAATATTCCTAAAGATTATTATTTTACAATTAATGCAGTATCTGTTGGTGATACAAGTATTACTATTTCACCTCCGCCTCCAGGTGACGTTAATCTATCATCATGTACTATTAAAATTATGGGTATACCAGATAACACAACCGTAAATTTACCATCGGGTATTATAGAAGGGTATAATTCAAGATTAAATACTATACAAGTTTTATTAAACAATAAATCATATACGGTTGATAGTAATACATTTTATTGCCTTAAAAAAGGATATAAAACATCCGGTGCTGATCAGTCTTATTTTGTTAATCTTGATAGTAATAAGATTCTTCACGATGGTTATTATGATAACTGGAATATAGAAGTTGAATCAGAAAAAAATAAAGGATATTATGAATCTTCTTCAGACTATATAATTAGAGATTATAAAAAACAAACACTTATCACAAATTATGATACAAATTACAGTGGTGTATTAGTTGATTCTTCAACACTTCCAATGACAACAACACCAGTAGAAGCAAATTATTTTAAAGATTGTAGGATTGTCATTTCAAGTGATTCAGATGTTCAATCTTCAACCACTAATTATAAGGGTATAATTACTTCACATGATGCTTCAATTGCCGATACTTCAAAAATACTAACTGGGACAGTAATTGAATCGGTCACTACCACAACACTATTGGATTCTGATGTTTCTAAGTTAACTATAAGTCCTGCACTGAATGCTGAGATATTTGCGAACACAAAAATATTAGTAACTTCCTCATCAGGAACTACTACAATAGTAGAAATCGGTGTGACTGCTAGCGCAAATGAATTAACATTAACAACTACAGAAACCAACCTTGAAGGAGGAAGTGTTTTTATGTTAAAAAATATGAGTAATCTTGTAATTCAATGGGATACTCCTGTTCCAGACAACACACAAATATCATCAAATAATAACTTCTATATCACATATAATAATACTGATTGGAATGATACAAATAAAAGAACATTGTTATATAAAACTTTACAAGCAGAAAGTATTTCATTTGATTCAAACGAAAATAATACTAACCGATTAACCGGTTTCATAGAATTAAAAAATCATTCTGATGGAACTACAACTTCTGATACAGATCGGGTAGAACTACTTTCTAATCTAGATACAGGTACAGGTCAATTAACTGATTTTTCACCACCTTCATCAATAGACGATTATTACAAAGGATGGAAAATCACATTAAAATTTGGTTCATTAACCGAAAAAACATTTAATATTTTAAAATATTCTGGTAGTGATAATATTGCGACGATAGATCAAACAATAGACACTTCAGAAAATAGTGTTTCATCATACATCCTTACTAAAAACTTAACACATCAAACTGTGATTGATGATTTATTCAAGATTAACACATATGTAACTGCGATTAATACCACAACCAACACTTTAACAATAAACGATGATACACTTACGACTACAATAGATGATTTTAGAACTATTTTATTATCTCCACCACGTGTATTTAAACCATACACAACAATCAATAGTATGACAAATACTGGGATACCATATACAGAAGTAACCTTAAATTCAGATATGGATACTCTTATAAAATTCGGTGTTGGAGTTGAATTGATAAGTAAAGATAATACCTATAAAACAACAGTATATGAAGACGCTACTACGGTCGTCGGATCAAATAAAGTTAGATTAACATCTACACCTGATATAAATACTATTATTGGAAATACAGAAGAAGAATATATAATAAATGTAATTGGTGAAAGCACAAGAGTCCCTATAAAATCGGTAAATAATAGGACTGTAATATTAGAAACAAATCCCTATTACAATAATGTAATAGGATGGTATGTTTCGTTATACAATGATAGAAAGTATAAAATTTATTATGATAATTATACAGGGCAGGGAGATCTAGATGGAGGAAAACATTATAAGTTGTGGAATACAGTATCTACTATCAATGATTTCTATAAAAATTGGACGTTACAAGTTGAAGAATATTTTGACCAAATTTACAGACTAACTGACGCAAGTGGAAATAAAATAGATGAAAAATTTACAAAAAGGTCAACACTAAATATAGATGAATTTGATGGTTCAAATCAGAGAGTTATAAGACAAGTTGGTTATACAGAGGGAACAAGGGATCTGGGAGATACGCTTGGAACAGAAGAATACAACATTCCAAAATACGCTTTTTACCTTGTACCCTCCAAAAATGTTAAATATAGTGATAACATTAACAGTCCTTCAACAAATACAATAGAGTATAAATTGATATCAGATTATAAGACTGATAAAAATAAACTGATGGAAACAGGTATTATGCAAAAAGAAAACACCATTTCTTCGCTTTCAAATGAAAACGATGATTACTATAATGGTTGGGAAATAACTACATATAATACAATTACAAGTAATAATGATAAATTAATATTTATATACAATGGAACCGAAAAAGTTATTGATATCACGCATGGTTCATACTCTGGTTCTGAATTAGCGACCGAATTAAAGAGTAAATTAGATACTGCTGTAGGAGGATCACCTTTTACAGTAGAATTTTTAGCATCATCTCACAAAATCACTTTTTCGGCAGGGCTCGCATTTGCTTTTAAATGGGATAAAACGTATACGCATTATTTCACAACCCTACATGAAACATTAGGTTTTGGAAAAACAGATGATTCAGATTATACTACAGTTACTTCTCCTAATAAAATTTCATTATATCCGAGTAAAAATGGAGAATCCTCTATTATAGAAAAATACGATGGAACAACAAAATCAATAATAGTTAATAATCTTAGAAGTAAAAAGGGACATCCAAGTATGGGGACAAAGTCAGGTAATAATACTAAATATATAATTACTCCACCCGATCATACAAACGGATCATTAATAATAAAAAGTTCAAACGATATACATCTAAATAAAGGATACTCAATAGGGAAGGATGATTTCTATAATGGTTGGGATATAATAACATATAAGAATGGTTCTTACCAATGCTCACATATTACAGATTATGATAATAATACTAAAAAGATAACAGCCCCATCATTAGATATATCTTTATTATCTGGAAACACATCTTACTCTTTGAGAAATCAAAAACACTCTTCTGGATATCTTAGAAAGAATGGAAAAACAGTATTTCCCACTGGAGATAAAAAAGGTATACTTGATGTGACAGGATTTACAGGACATATAGATGGTGGATCCGAGAATGATACTGATCCAACTGGTATCTCTATAAAACTATATCGGACTCAACCGGTGTCTAATGAAGATATAACCAATTTTAAATGGTTTAATCAAGAACAACCATCTACTGTAGATGATTATTACAAAGATTGGAGGATATCAGTTTATATAAATAATAATGAATACCATTCAACTATTAAAAAATATTATGGTTCTGATTATAGAATAGTCCTCAATGATTTAAATATTGAAAAATTTTTATTGAGGTCAACAACAGTCACCACCACAACCGATGGAGTAATAGATACTGAGAACATATATAAGTTTATACTTTATGAACCATCTTATTATATGCTTTCATTTGAAGCGATACCCGTAGATGATTATTACAATGGGTGGCAAATTAACATTCTAAATAATGGCGAATGCTATTCTTCTATTATTTCAGATTATCAAGGGAAAGACAGAAAAATAATCGCTGATAGTTTACCAGAAAATCTAGACGAATCGTGTAAATATGAAATAGTTGAGAATGTTGAAGGAGTTATGTCCGATACATTGAAATTATCAAATGAAGCAAGTGAAATAACAAATTATTATGTTGGTTGGACCCTCTCAACTATGGATAGTAGTGATAATGTTGTTGATACATCCGAAATTACTACATATAATTCGTATGATAAAAGTGTTACATTAAATCCAGCGATTAATAGCACTGGTTCAACTACGAAATATAAACTCTATTTTAATTCAGACAACTCTATCTTTGGTAATTCGTCGGGTAAAAATATATATACGGGTTCAAGAAATATAGTTATTGGAAGCAATGCAGGGCCTATAAGCACCGATAACAGTATTTCTGATAAACTTTACATAGATTCAGACACAAATACAAGGGGTATAAACTCATTTATTTATGGTAATATGACAAGGGGTTCCGAAGAATTAAAAGTGAATGCCAATCTAAGAATACCTGATGCTAATATGATATATGGAGATATAACTGGTAGTGCTGGAGGGACAAGTTCTTTTACAACGGTAGATATTAATGGAGGTTCTATCGATGGAACAACTATAGGAGCAAACGCCCATACAACTGGTAAATTTACAGATGTTGAGGCAACTGGTAATCTAACTGTTACTGGTAATTTTACTGTAAATGGAACAACAACAACCATTGATACCACATCTCTTGTAGTTGAGGATCCTTTAATCAAACTTGCTACAAATAATAACAGCGGGGATGATTTTGATATTGGTATGTATGGTCAATACAACGATGGTTCGGGTATTAAGTATTCGGGTATTTTTAGAGATGCGTCTGATACAGATAGAAAATGGAGAATATTCAAAGATTTAGAAACTGCGCCAGAAAATACATCTATTAATACAGATGGTACTGGTTATGCAATCGGAACACTCGTTTCTAATATAGAAGGTAACCTTGATGGTATTGTTGGTGGGACAACCCCCGCAACAGTCACTGGTACAACAATTACTGCTAATACAGGATTTGTGGGTGCCCTTGATGGAATCGTTGGAGGGACAACACCCGCGGCAGTTACAGCAACTACAATCACTGCTAATACAGGTCTAATAACTGCTAATGCTGGTATAAGTGTTAAAAATGGAACCACAGGTTCGGGTTTTATTGATTTTTATGAAGATGATGATGAAGGTCAAAATTATATTAAATTACAATGTCCAGCAACATTTACTGGAAGTTCAGAACTAACACTTCCAACTACAGGTGGCGTTATCGTATCTACAGGAGATACTGAAACAGTTTCTTCAAATATGTTAACGGTTGTAAGTGGTTTGACGGCACAATCATATGGATCTTCAACCGCTATACCAGTAATAACAGTTGATATAAAGGGAAGGGTTACCGTAGCAGACACTACTCCAATTTCTACGACTTTGGATATCACTGGTGATGATAGTGGTTCAACAACTGTTTCTATGCAAGAAAGTGATAATCAAAGTCTAAAATTATCGGGAACTAATAATGTTATTTCTACAACGGTTACAGCTCAAGAAGTAACATTCAATCTAGATAATACTGGGGTTACTGCTGCGGCGTATGGATCATCAACCGATATACCAGTGATAACAGTTGATTCTCAAGGGAGAATTACAGCAGCAACGGTAGCTGGAATTTCTACAGATCTCGGGATAGCAGGAGATACAGGGGCTGATACTATTTCTATAGGAACAGATACATTACAATTTACAGGTGGAACTGGTATTAATACATCTATAGCAAGCGATACTGTAACATATTCTATAGATAATACCGTAGCAACATTAACAGGATCACAAACTCTCACAAATAAAACATTAACTACTCCAACGATAAGTTCAATTTTAAATACAGGGACATTAACATTACCTACAAGTACAGATACTCTTGTTGGAAAAGCGACTACAGATACGTTAACAAATAAAACATTCGGCGATGATATAGAGGTCCAAGGGGGGGAAATTAAGTTTTGGGGTGGAAGGAAACAGGCATCTTCTACAGACTCAAATGCAAGAATATGGGTCATGAGTTCTCCAGACGGTCATACATCAAACGATACAAATAATGATACCTCATTACAAATTACAAACTCAGGGAGAGGTGTAACATCACCTGACAGCACCCATTACAAAAATACTTTGATAGGATGGAACATGCCCACTGACCCAGGTAGTCAGAACACTATAATCGGTTCTGGCGCTGGTGAGCTAGCAACAGGCTCTAAAAATGTATTTTTAGGGATGAGTTCTGGTTATCAATTAACTTCGGCCAATAATAATATATGTATTGGTCCTGAAACAGGACCGGGTGGCAATACTGGTCTAGAATCTACTGATGGACAATTATATATTGATACAAGTAAATTCGGTGGAGGATATAAAGGTTCAGATTCCCTCATTTATGGGAATCAAAGTTCATCAACATTACAAACATTGAGTTTGAATGCTGCTGTTACAATCAGTAAAGCGAATAGTGCTGGAACACTAGAAGTTCAAGGGGGTGAAATCACTATGAAAGGTGGTGGTGATGGATTAACAACTAATCCTGAAGGGGATGATTTGACTAATGGTAATGCTTTGACTTGGAAAATGAAAGTAGTTAAAGGTGGGAGCTACAATTCAACAGATGCTGATTATTATAATTCTAATTTACAGATAACAACAGACGATTATGGTTTAAGAGAATCAATATCTCAGGCTACATACAATACTTATGAAAATTTAATAATAGGAGGAAAAATAGGGCACTCGCTGAGTAATTCTCATGGTATTGGAAATGTATTATTGGGTCATGAAGTTGCTAGTGGACGAGACCACCTCGGGTTAAAAAACGTTTTTATAGGGTATAAATGTGGAGCCAATATGAACGGAGGTCAACAGAATGTAGCTATTGGTACCCAGGCTTTGTATAATTTGACGGTGGGGCAAAATAATATATCTATCGGGTATCAATCTGGATTTTATCTTACTGGCTACGATGGCATCGGTGACCAGGAAAAAGGAAAGATGAATATATTTATAGGGAAAAGTGCAGGGGGCGGGACTACTACTGGTTATAGAAATACCTGTATAGGGTGCACCAGTGGATATAATATTACAACTGGTGATAGAAATGTTTGTATTGGTAATGGATCAGGTCCTGCCTCGGCAGACGGGGCTGCATCTACTCGTCTTTATATAAATTGTTTGGGGACGACCTCGTCTGCGCCACTAGGTGAAAATTCACTCATTTATGGTGATCAAGGGACAAATGCAGCGGCCCACACACTCAGTTTTAACGCAGCTGTAACGGTCAAAAAAACATCAACATCTGCTGGAACACTAGAAGTTCAAGGGGGTGAAATCAAGTTTTGGGGTTACGATAAAGTTGCCAATTCATCAAATGGTAATATATGGACACTTTCTTCTCCAGAATCTGGAACAAGTAATATTGATGATAATCTATTAATTGGAACAAGTTCCACAATAATCACAGAAAGTGATATAGGTGGTAAATATCACAATGTAACACTTATAGGATATGGAGCAAAAGCTCGTGGCGACTATGTAACAGCGGTAGGGAATTTTGCAGGAAATGATCTAGCAGTAAATTCTCATGGTGAAACAGTTTATGGATATAAAGCGGGTAGAACATTTAAAGGAAATTACAACGCCGCAGTCGGTTATGAAACTATGGGTGGGGCCGCGGGGATTTCTACAAACCTTGGGACTCAAAACGTTTACTTTGGTTTTAGAGCAGGGGGATTGGCTAGTGGAGGGAATTCTAATTGTGGTATAGGGGCTTACTCATTGTATAGAATAGATAAGACCAATGTTACACAAGGGAATGTTGGAATTGGATACGCTTCAGGACAAAATATAACATCAGGTGTTGGTAATATGTGTGTTGGGTACTATGCTGGCAACCATCTTACTAGTGGTGATAAAAACATATGTATAGGTTGGGAGTCCGGTCCCTCCTCTGGTAGTGATAGAATTGATGATAATAATAAATTATATATAGACGCAGGAGAAAACTATGCCGATCTAAATTCACTCATTTATGGTGATCAAAGTGGTTCCAATCAAGATTTAACATTCAATGCCGATGTCGTAATATCTACTACGACAAATTCAAGTGGAAATTTAACGGTTTATGGAGATATCACAGGCAAGACCTCTGTAAGGGCCCAACAAAACGCGCGCTCTAATCAAACCGGTTATAGATATCCAATACCTTTCATGACAAACTCGGACGCAAATACGGAACAGTCTACCCCTCTTGCGATCGCGACCGAAAACGCTACGGCTGGTGGTTGCTTAAAGATTAATCATTCTAGTACAAATGCTACTGAATTATCTTATGACCCTGGAAATTCTACAGTATATGCAGACAATTTTGACGGGCGTTTAATTGGCGATGCCCGTCATGTATATATAAGGGGACAAGAAAGTCAACAAACATCAACAAAAAGATTTCCAATCCCATTCATTGCGTCCACGAACAGCACCAGCACCAGCGCCCAGCCCATCGTCTGCGCAGATGATAGCAACTCCAACCTCACAGGCACATTCAAAATAAACCATACCAACGACACAGCGGAGAAGTTATCTTATGCCCCTCTAAGTGGTACACTATATGCGACAAATTTCGTCGGTAACGGTAGCGGGTTGACTGGGATTACCGCTACCGTTACCAACGCTACCAACGCTAATAGAATACAAACAACCCACACATCCGGCTCCTCCGAACGGCATGTTATGTTAACGGACACAGCTGCGGCCGCCGACGGATCCGTTACTAGCTACTCGCAGCTGTTCATAAGTTCTTCCTCAAAACCACTTAAATATAACACCCACACAGGAAGTTTAACTGTATCTGGTTATTTGAATGTCGGAAATTCTGATGGTATGAATACTAATGTAATGAGGTCAGTCGGCGTCGCAAACAGTGGCTACGTGCTTATGGGGAAGCTGGGGTCAGGTGCGGGGGAGCTGCGCCGTGTTATGAATTCTGGAACCCAGCCTACGGTAGCGGTTGTAGAAAGTAATGACAGTCTTAGATTATATGAATTCTCAAATGTATGTTTCTTACCTGGAACAAAGATAACACTATCAAATAATATAAAGATCAATATTGAAAAACTCAAAAAGGGAGATACATTATTATCATATAAATTAGATGATATGGAACCATACACTAAATCTGTAGATGTATTATCATGGTTTTCAGAAGATGATACAGGAGAATTTACTGAATCAGAAGTATCTAATATTTGGTCAGATAAATCTCCTGGATATATAATATTGAATGATAACTTACATGTTACACATGAACACCTCATTTTCACTAAGGTGGATGATGAATATACATGGTTGAGTGCTAAAGAAATTCGTAAGGGGGATATCGTATTTACTGATAAGGGTGAATACGAAGAAATTACTAAAATAGAAAAGATAAAAGAAGAGGTAACCGTCTATAATTTAAGGGTTACGAGTTCTGCTATGAATTATTTTGCGGATAGTTATTTAGTCCATAATGCTTCATTATGTGATGAATGTGCTGCTAAAAACAATAAATTATAATATAACTTAAAAATATAAAATAATATAATATAAATGGGTATTTTAGAAGATAGTCTAATAACTTTAGAAAATGGTGATAAAATAAATATTGAGGATCTTAAAATAAATGATGAAGTATTATCATGTAGTATTGATGGATTAAATAATAAAACAATTAATAAAGAAGCTATAATATGGTCAGAAGTAAATCCTAAAATAGAAAAAGCAGAAAGCAAAGTAGAGAATAAATGGAAAGAAAGCGTTAATAAATATATGATAATAAATAATAAATTAAAAATCACATTAGATACTGTAATACTTTTAAAAAATTTTGAAGGCGAAACAACCTGGGGGTATTCTAAAAGTTTAAGAAAAGGATACTTTTTATTCACAGACAGTTTTGAATATGAAGAAATAAAAACTATTAAAAGAGTAAAAGAAAATGTAGGGACAATCTGTTTATCAGTTTCAATGTGTTCATATTATTTTGTGAATGGTTATTTAGTCCACAATACATCATTATGTGATGCATGTGATACATGTCATTACTGGCCAGCAATACTTCAACATTATGGACCACATGTGTATAATAGTAATAGTCAGCCAGTATCAACAACATACGGTCATGGATATACTCAAGCTCAACTGTATGGCGGGACGGTCGCGCAAAGTATAAGATCATTAAATTCTTATTATTCAACTGCTGGATCAAGTTGGAATTTAGGTTCTGCGAGTGGTTACCATACGGTTCCATGGAATTATTTTTCAAAATACATAAGATTATATAACCCATATACACAAGCGAATAGACCATCTGGAACTATTTATTATTATTTATTTAAATGGTGGAATAAAACTAGCAATGTCCCTACATCTAGTAATGGGTTATTAGAACCTGGGTGGAAATCATATGTTGGAACAGATAGTACAGCAGGTAGTATTGTAAGGAGTTATATGAATACCGACGCCTACAACGTCCCAAATGATTTATGGTATCATAGTTATTATAGCGCGGGTTCTACTAATAGATCATTACGATTAGCATATACTGGTAACTCTGGTGTTAAATGGTATTATGGTATTAAAAGCGGGAACTCTATTACATGGTCATCAGAACAAAGTGCCATAGGGACGCCGTACACAAGCAGCACCTATGATTTGACTGTAAACGAAAATACACATGGTGGGAGAGGAAATAGTAAAGTATATATTTATTTCAAAATACCAGTCCCAGCGAACACTACTGAACGAGTTATTTATGATTTGAGGTGGTTGAGGGGGGACTCCGTAGTTTTAGAACCGACCGGATGGTTTGGTATAACTTCTTATAGAGCAGGTGAAACAATATAATTCATAGTTCTTTTACAGAATAAAGTGTCCCTTTATTATTATCATATGTAAATAAATGATTTGTAATACATTCACCCCAATTAAGCGATGATAAATAATCACTTATAGCATTAATATTTATATGTTCGGAGTTATTTTCTAGAAGAGAAACTATATGAGAAAGTAATTGACTTCCATCATATGTTCTAATAATAGTTATTTCTTCTTCACCTATTAAAACATAATATGTGAAGTTATCTTTTACATAACCAGTGTTATCTATATCATAATTATATATTTCTTTATCTCTAGTAACCTTACAATCTATGTTATAATTACTGTAGAATAACCATATACCATGAAGTTCTTCATCAATAAATTCTTTAATAGACTTTTTATCACTCATTATTTATTATTTATTATTTATATTTTAAATAAATTAATTAGCATATAAAAGACCACCCATACCTTCCATAATTCGCAAAACATTATAATTTTTAGCATAAATGTAAATTTTATATCCAGTATATGATTGATCTCCTGTAAATGTTATTGAGAAATTATCTATTCTTGAAAAGTTACATGAACCACTGGGTTGATGATCCTCTGGATGTAAACAGAAAGAATACATGTAAATGTTTTTGGTAGGTATTGTATAACCGTTCTCCAAAGGTTGTATAGTACGAAAGTATGTAGCATCTCTCGGTTTAAATCTATCAATACCATTAAATGTTAATTTCATAGTTTTAAAATGTTCATATTTAGTTACACCATTTAAATGGGATGAATTCTTGGGTTCATGTATCTTATAGTTTAAGTAATCATTACTATTTCTCCACGTGTTTTGGAAAACACTATTTGTTGTAAGACCAAAAGTATTTTTTATATTATCAATCAATTTGTAATCGTGTCTAGTTTTAACTGCTGTGTTGTTTTGAATCACCCAATATAATGTTTTGACAGGATGATTAAAATTAATATCAAGATATTGTTTATATTCCCTTTCTACTAATTGAACTTGTTCTATTAAGTATTCATGATGTTCTTGAGCAAATCTTTTTCTTTCATCTATATCCAAATAAATATAATTGGTCCATAATGTTATATTTGCTTTTTTAGGGTTTGATATATCATTTCCAACAACAGTTGTATCGGTTGTTGTATCGTTAAAGTCGCTACCATTATATTCTGAATTTATGATATCTTTAATACCTCTAAATCTCGCCTTTAATTTTACATCATGGAATTGTAATGCTATTAAGGGAAGCGATTGACTTATATCTTTACAAAACCAGAAATCAAGTGGAATAAACAATTTAGTAGAATTGGGTTTATATATATTTTCATTACCATTAACATTGCGATTTATTAAGTAATCAAGACCACCATCACTATTTCTTAAATCATTTAGTATATCATAATATCTACTTTCATGTTTATCTATTAATTTTTCACCAATTGATATTGAAACATCTTTTAAAAATGTATATGCGGTTGTATTGTTATAGTGACAATAATTAAGATTGGAAACGTTATTTTGCATGTTTTGTTCGGGTAAATCTATTTCAAAATGCATTTTACTCAGAAGATCTCCGCCTTTTTTTATTACATAATTAAGCGTAAATTCAGTATTTTTAATCCCACCAAGTAGGACTTGGTCAACAGATTCTATTGAAAAGTTTGTATGCCTTCTATAAACCGATTTAAAAAAACTCGTTTCGGGATTTCCAGTAATATAAATATCTTGACCACCTTGTATAACTAATTGTAGAGTTCCTCCTCCCATATATTAATATAATTTATATTAATATATCTTTTTATATAATTTAGAGAATAAGTAAAAAAACTTACTTTAAAAAATCAAATGTAATTCTATATATAAAATCATTAACAAAAGTTTCATAATAAATATCCCTTAATAATGTATCTTCTTCTATTAAATGTTTATCTTTAAAATAATTAGGTATTTTCATGTTGCTTAAATAATCACTTACAGTAAATTTTTCCACTAAAATGGTATATCCGAAACTTTGAAAATGTTTATTTATTTTTTCAATATCTTGGGTAGAAATAGTTGATATATTTAAGGAATCTTCTTCAGAATAAAGGTGTTTTAATCCCATTGTAAAAACCATTAATAATTCTTGAAAAATATGCAAACCCAATTTAATTCCATCTTTCGGGGGATCTAATTCTAATTTAACACTATTTTGTCCCCTCGGTTCCCCTGAAAAAATAAATATAAGGAAATCATCACCACTTCCATCTATGTATTCGGTATCTTCATTTTCCATATGACTAATAAAATATTTTAATATTAATAAGCGAACGATGATAATGACTGGGTATACGGGTTATTTTTAAAAGGGTTTAATAATTCTTTATCAATTCTATCAGACATTAATTCTTGATCATCTAAATGATCCTTCATTGTTGTTAATTCAATATTATCCTTATCAAATCCCATTGAATATACTTTTGATAATTTATTTTCAGATTGATTCATGTAGTCACTATCAATTTTTTTTATTTCCATATTTACATGTTCTCCACCATTCACTACCTTAGTATTACTTAATGTTGGCATTCTACCTTGTGCGATTACCTCCTTATTAGGATTAGTTTCGGCATTAATATAATTATCCTTAAGCATACTACCGCCGTATCCTTGAGAACCAGCACCACCTGTATAACCATTAAGTGTTGATTCTTTCACAGTTATTCTTTGACCTTCATGACCCATTGTTAATTTATTAAAACCACCTGTCATATATCCATTATTCGCAGAATCTATTGTAGTTTGCTTTTTAGTAACTCTTACATTATCTCCAATACCGCGGGTAGTATTTATAGAGGTATTCCCTACATATCCATTATTTGCTGAATCTATAGTTGTTTCTTTGATAGTACCTTTAATATCATCTAGAATACCAACAGTATGGTTCCCAACATCTGTCCTTACATTACTTTCATATGTTCTTTCACCAGTTATTTCTCTTTCATTGGGCATTACCCTATATCCTTTTCTAGAAAAATCAGCATCTCCTGAAAATTGACCCGCACCTACATTTCTATTTGTATCACTTTCTAATTGAATTTTAAGAGGTTTTTTATACTTTGAACGTTTCTCGCCTCTTGTATAATTTGCGGAGGCACCACCTAATTCTTGTTTATTTAATGACGAACGGTATGTTTCTTTTATAATATGTTCCGGGTTTCCTCTTTCTTTTAGGAAAGCACCTGTTGTCGTAAAGTATCTATCTGGATCATTTTCATAAAATTTATCAGGATTGTGCTGTTTTAATTCACCCATATTTCCTCTATTTTCATTCATATTCTTTCCAGAAATAATACGTCCTTCATATGTTTTTCTTTGATTTGTTTTTGATCTTAAAATATCTATATTTGTTTTATCAGCAATCATCTGTTTTATTTCACGATTAATACCACTTTTTGTATCAATATGTCCTACCTTTTCTTGTTCAAATGGCAATTCATTTTGTTTGACACGTGATTCTAAATATCTTGATTTGTCTCCAATATATTCTCCGAACTGGTTACCGAAAACATTATCATTTTTTTCTAAAGAAAACATTTGTCCAACTTCTCTCTTACTCTCTTTTAATCTATTATCACCCTGATGTCTATCTAATCCACGTGTATCATTAAAATCAATAGGATTGGGTGCTTTCTTAAAATATGGTTGTGTTGTTATCCCCTGGTCATTTCTTAAAAAATCTTCACTACTTATAGATTCACCAGAATTATTACTATAAACTAATTCTTGAAATCCCTCAATATTAAGACTACGGTCCAAATTTTTATCACTGATTACCTTTGAATCTTCATCTGTAGATGTATTGAAATTTTTCTTAACTAAATCAGTTACTTCTTTTTTAGTCTCTTGATAATAATTACCAGAATCATATACATTTTCTCCATTACTCATTTTTACATCACTATTTACATTTGTAATTATTGGATTATCCCCACTATCATCTTTATTTTTTAAATAACCTACAGCAACTAATCCAAGTAAAACAGCAGCCTCCATTTAATACTTTAATATATAAAAAAAATAATAATATTATCTTATTTTAACCATACTTAATATTTCTTCAGGAATATTTCCCCTATTAAATACAGTGTCCATCCTATCCCCTGTAAAATAACCAATTAATTGAAAATGTATTTCGTTCTTATAAAGCAATATTATAGTATTTCTATTTTCATTATATGTATCTAACATTGGATAATGGTAATATGAATTAGTAATATCATTATTGTAGAGGACTATAATATTTAACTGTAAGTATTCTTTCAAAAAATCTAAGATAAGAGAGTCCCCCCAATAATTATCACCTCCTTCTTTTAAGATTTTTTTAAAATCTTCAAAAGTTGTTACATCCGGATCCCATACTTCTTCAAAATCATCTGTTTCTTTTAATATACGATATACTTCTATAATAGTATTAAATTTATCTTCTGTAATATAATTTGAAAGTGCTAACCGAAGTCCGTCAGAATCTGTATTTCTATCTTTATTTATAGAATAACTAATACAATTAAATAAACAATCTCCTTCTCCACCACAATCTAATACACCAAATAATGAATTTTTTTGCTTATGTTTTGATAATTTATTCAGTTTTATGATCCATTTTTTATTTAATTTTTCCCATCCATAATCGGAAAGATATTTATGCCAATTTTTTCCTTTTATTTTTATAATATCATTACCAGAATCATAATAAAATTTATCATTTTCTGTGAAAATATTATCATCTAAATAAAATCTCATTTCTATTACTAATATTTATTATTCCTTTAATTAATTAATTAATAGTATATACACCTTTTTTGATATCCTCTTACTTTTTTTTGAATAGTTTCCCAATCATTTAATTCTTTGGTGGTGTATTTCAATGGATATGTACGGTTATTTAATGAACTACTAAAGATCCATATCAGTTTTTTAATATATTCTTTATTGTATTTTGGGAATTTACCTTGAATATAATTAAGTATATATTTGTTACAATGAAAATCATTTGCTTCAATCAACCACTCACCATTATCTAACCCTTCAATTGTATTTTTTATTATAAATATCTTATCAGTATTAACAGTTATATTTTTAAGATTTTGAGTATAGTATTCTATCATACACATATCTCCATCCATACCACCATAACATTTACGAAAGCGAAGTGTATTCGCCAATATGTCCTCTTTATTATCTATCGTAATTTCATTATTTATTTTTGAATAAAATGTTTTTTCATTACACTTTGATAAATGATAAACTACTCCTAATAACCATTTGAAAATATTTACTTTTAATTTAAAACCCTTTGTATTTGATATCATTAACCAAATTAATATAGGAAATGATTCATGTAGACATACATCCTCCAACATGATGATTGGTAATCTGCGAATGAAACTCGTATAATCTAAATCAATAAAGTTTTTCGCTGTTTTTATAGATTTAACATCATCCATTCTACGGATACATTTCTGTAAATGTGAAGATAAATATTGACTTTTTTTATGTGTCTTTTTAACTGGAGGATAATATGTATGAAAAGATGGATTAATCCATCCACATATTGTAACCTCCTCTTCTTTTACTTTAAAAGTTTCTGAAAAATTAAATTTTTCAGGGATTTCATTAGATAGTTTAATAGTATCAGGTCTTCTATCTTCCCACTTAAGATAGAAATACATTCAAAAATAATATAATATAAAAAAGAATAATCAAATTTTAACATTTATAATGGTCTACTAGTGCAAGGTGTGTATTTGCGCCTAATCTTTTAAAGGGTTCAATAGTGTTTTCTTGTGGATTAATAGGTAGTTCATACCATCTATTTTTTGTTTGCCCTCTTAATTCAAATGCTGGTTCATCCAAGCGTGAATATTTACTTGAAAATTTCAAATCCTTGAATTCAACTTCATCCATAACACTACCACCTGTCCACATAGCATTAGAATCTTTTGTAAGTGGTCTAGTAATATTTAATATGTCCGAATTTATATCCATGAATTTTGAATCACTATTTTTATAAATTCCACTATTTTGGTATTTAATTGATGGATCATTAGGGTATAATGTTTCAGTATTTACTTTTACATTATCAAGCATATATCCTGAAATCCCACTTGATATTTCCTGAGTTTTTTGTTTCATTATTTCTATTGAATTCTCACTGTATGGCATATAATATAATATATATATAATATTATTTTTACATTTCACTTAATCTTTTCATATATTCTTTATTTCTAACTATTTGACGTGAAGGTAATCCACCTCTTACCCATGACCCCATTGAGTCTTCAGGGATAATATGCTTAGAATTCTGGACTTCTTGCTTTAAGCGATCAATCATAGGAGTAATTGTGTAATCCAATGTAGATACACCTGATAGAGGTCCACATGTTCTTTTATCTTTAATAACTAAACTATCACGAATCTCAGACTCTACATCAACATTATGGGGACCACGTCCAAAAAATCCGGAGTTTTGTTTTGAATCAAGTTGATTAATGAATTTCATATTTGTAAGGTTATTACCTCTTAGATTAGAGTCATTATCAATTAAACAACCATTTTCTCCCATCCAACCAAACCCACCTGAAAGGTTGACATTTTGTTGTTTAAGTTGAACTTCCCGTGCTTTTTCTAATCCACAATCACATGCGAATGTATTATCAACGATATAATTACCTGGTCCCTGGGATTGATTTACTTCATGATTAATAGTTGCTTCATCTGAATTTAATGATGCTCTCATATTTAGATTAAAATCATCCTTAGAAATACTGTTATCAGAACATTTTTGTAACTGTACATTATTTACTCCGTTTTGAAAACCTCCATGGTATCCGCTAATAACTTCCATTTATATAATGAAAATATATTTTATTTTTAATTTATATTTAATTTTTGCCCATTGGTCTCACTCCAATTTGATTCGCAGCACACTGTAATCCATTACCTTCTTTACATGTTGGTGGGGTTGCATATAACCAATTCTTATATGATTCTAAATCATTTGGTTTTGTCTTTCCTGGAACAGTGTAAAATTGTCTCTGGGAATTATTTTTTCCAAAAATATCATTTACATCCCTATATAATTCTTCATTAAATTTGGTTTCTATTTCTGCCTGAATACCTTTATTATTATATGAAAGACAAGGTTTCTTTGAATTATCATCCCCATATATATTTGGATTCATAAAAGGATTATTTTTATCAGGAATACGACAATCATCACTTATTTCTTCCATTAAAAATCCCTCTTTTTCTTCACCATTTTGTAATTTTAATATTTGAGAATTTATACCATTTACTTTAAGGTTTTTACTTATAATAAAAGTAAAAATACCAACCCCAATTGGTATCATCAATGATTTAGTGTTTTTATTTAATAAGTAAACTATTATTGAATAAAAGATAGAGAGACGAAATAAACTATTTAATTTGCGATTTAAATCAAAGTTTTTCATTGGAACGACTTCAAAAAGGAATTTCTTTTCATAAAGTATACTTATATTATCAATCCATAGTGGTGTCATATTATTATAATATTATTTATATAATATTTTTAATCTTTTTTATTAACATCTATTTTACCTTCATTTCTTTCTTGTAGTTTTTTCTGTAGTCTTTTCTTTGTAGCACTCCCATCATGCGCATTTGTTAAATTAATTTTACGATTGTCTGGATGTGTTGGTTGTGCTTGTTGGGTAGCAGCAGCGGTCGCCGCGGCCATCATATTAGCAGGATTATCCATTTTTGATAAACCTTGTCCCATTGTTGACATTAAAGATGAAAAAAGTGGATTATCTTTCATATTCTTACTGAGATCCATTGCTTCTTCCATTATGTTTCCATCTTCATTATTATCTATTTTCTGACTAATACTTTTGAAAATATTCATCATATTGTCACCATTCATTAAAGATTCAATACCTTCGCCTCCTTTTATCATAGATTCAATGTCTAATTCTTCAGAAACTTCTTTAGCAATCTTACCAATACTACTATTTTCTAATAAATCTTCCATCCCTTTCATACCTTCAATCCCTTTCATCTTCTCATTTACATTTACATTTTTAACTTCTTTCTCAGGGGAAACATCTACTTTTTTATTTGTAAGGAGCTCCATAACTATATTTGAATTCAAAGATTCACTTAGTTTCTTTAATAATTTCATATTAGTTAATGTTCCTTTGTCAGATACCTTTTCTTTTTGTTTAATTGAATTTAATACATCCTCAACATCTTCTTTCCCTTGTTTATTATTAATATTATATACACAAAATGTCTGAAGATATCTCCATATATTATTTTTTGTCACATTTGATATATTAGAATTCCATATTATTTTAAATGATACATTATTTAATATAATTGGATCAGAATCTAATACAGAAAAATTATTTTCAGATAAATCCTTTGCAATTTCTTCAATATTTTCATAAAAAGATGATAAAAGTTCTTCACAATTATCTTCTTCACTTAAAACTTTAGAATACTGTTTTTTTAATCTTTTTCCATATTCTGGAAATACCTTAATTATATCTAAGATAAAAGACTTTAAAAGTTTATTTGAATTATCACTCATATATTATATATGGTTAATATAAGAAAAATAATTTAATTTTACGCATAAATTATCTAGAAAAATCAATTTGTTGTGGTTGAGCGCCACCATTCATTTCACCTCTTTCACTCATCATTCTTTCATATTCACTATCAAAAGATGACTTTTTTTGACTTTTATAATCATCATTCGCTCCGGGGGAACTTTTTTTAGAACTCTCATCAATTGTAGAATAATATGTATCAAGTGATGGATCACTCTCTTCATCAATTGAAGAAAATCCTAAACAAGTATCTCCCCCACAATAACCATCCACACTACATTGTTTTTCTTCACCACCAGTAGGACATTGACCTCCACCACCTCCACCACCTCCACCACCTCCGCCTCCGTCACCACCATCATTAGATTCATCAAGCATTGCGAATATATCATTCGCAGAATATAATTCGTCTCCCGAAACCATACATGGTACCGCTTTTACATATTTCGGAAATGGATTATCATCAATTGATACTATTGTAAAATTACCACGTATGTCAGCGCGATTACTTAATATTTTTAATAATTCTATACAATATTCACATCTCTTACTGATATAAATCGTAGGTTTGTCACTCATATAAATACTTTTATATTTATAACAAATAAATTAGATAATTTTAACATAAAAGTTATTTAAAATTTGAATAAAAATATAATTATAATTAATATAAAAAAGAATGACAGACATTTCAATCAGTTATCCAGAAAATGGTAAAAATGAAAAGAATAGTATTGTATTTGATATAAAAGGGAGTGAAGAAGAAGGTCTTGATAAAAGTGTAATTAATTCACTCAGAAGGGTCCTTTTATCATCAATTCCCTCTGTGGGATTTAGAACAGAAATGAAAAATACAGATATTAAAATAATTAAAAACACATCTCCACTACATAATGAATATATTCTTCATAGAATTTCCATGATACCTCTTTATATCAATCCCGAAAATTATAAAAGAGATCTACTATTTAAACTTAATGCGGTTGTAAATCCAAAAGTACCTGTTACAAAAATAACAGCACAGGATTTCAAGGTTTATAGAATTAAAGACGGATTTGAAAATGAAGGAGATGAAATAGACCTTAATAAATTTTCAGAAAATGAAATCCCTGAAAATGAAAAAATAGAAATATTTAGACCATTCCGGGGTAAATATTACTGCGATATTACTGAACTTAAAGCAAGTAATTCTGAAACATCAAGCGAATTAACTTTATATGGTGTTCCAAGAGTTTCATATGCTTATGAAGATGCACGTTGGCAAGCTGTTTCTATGGCGACTTATTCATTTAAAAGAGATAAAGATAAGTTTAATCAGGTACTTAACGAAAAGATTAAAATTGAAAATGTTTCAGAGGATGATAAATATTCATTTGGCAAATCTCTATTTATAAGTGAATCTGAGAGATACTTTCATCGTGATAACATTTGTGAACCATACTGGTATGAATTTAAGATTGATTCAGTGAGTAATTATAATTCAAAAGAACTTTTCATTAAGGCGAATGAATTAATTATACAGGAATTAGAACTTATTAAAAATGACCTTAAAAATATATCAAATAAAGAAGATTCAAGGATATCTATTGAAAAGAATGAAGAAAATATCTATGCTCTTAGTATTTATGGAAATGATGATACAATTGGTAATATCTTACAGAATGAGATAGCACGAAATTTTATTGACGATGATTCGGATATTATTGTTTGTGGATATAAGAAAGTTCATCCTTTAGAGAACATTATTATGTTTAATCTTTCTCTAAAACAAAATGATAAAACAAATGAACAAAATGTAATTAAACTTATTGAAGTGTTTACTGAATCATCAAATAATTTGATTGATACTTATAACACATTGATTTCTGAAGCAAAGAAGAATCTTTAAAATATACGATTATAAATAAAAAATAGTTTACCAATTGGCATTCTTTCCATATAAGAATTTATATATTGAGAATTAATTTTCCCTTTCCCTTGAATATAATCATTATGTAGTTCCTTAACAAGAGGTTTAAATTCATACCTTATATCAGACCATTCTTTTTCTTTTTTTATTTTTAAATCTACATATGAACTATATAATTCAGTTTTTATCATATTATAATTATTTCTATAATTATTAAACAAGTATTGTTCTTCTGGAAAAAACTTTAAATAGTCTGCTAATTTAAAACTTCTCCTTAATTCTATATAACTGAAAAATTTATTATTATTATTAACTTTTAATTTTTCTACATATTCATAATTCGGATTAATCCACTTTATTCTTAAAGATCCTTTTTTAATTGTAAAACCCTTAACTGAAAAAACATTATCATTTTCTAAATATAAATCAATATCTTTCTTTTCTAATGATTTAATATTTTCAATACCATCTATTATTGGATGTTCTTCTCTTTTCAATTTTATAATCTTTCCATCCATGAGAGTATGTACTTCATTCATAAAAATGAAGTTTTTATAAACAGGCGTAATTATGCGATTATCCTTGTGTTGGAGTGTGAATGAATAACAATTATTTTTATCCAATTTATCAAACCATGTTTCTCCATTTACTTTCTTAAATAATTCATGGAACGGTGTCTTACCATCCCATTTATTTTTAGCACCTATATTACTTCTTGTAGATATTACCCATTCATCATTGTGAAAAAACATGTTTATCATAACACCATCTACGAGAGGTTCAAATAAAAATGTTTCATCGTATTCATCTGTAATAATTTTTTCTTTCCTGAATGACTTTACTGGAGGGATACATACAACTCTATTTGTTTCACTATTAATTATGACACCTCTACAATATCTCATCCATTCATTATTTTCATAATCATATTCCACCCCCCTCTTTGCTTTTACTAGGATTAAATTTAATAGACTGTATTTTCGGATGTATAAGTTGTTTTCTTTAAATTTAGTAATATAATCTGTATTACTGTCAATAAAAGTTTGTAATTCCATTATTATTAATAATAATAAGTTTTAATTTTTTAAATATTAATTAATATATATATAAGTAAGGGTAATATGGCAAGTAAATACGTTTCTCCCTCAGATGAAAAAAAAGATGTATTGATCAGAGAAGATGGAACTTTAAATTATGATGCTGAGAGGTATGTTTCTCCATCAGATGATGGAAGGTTTAAACATGAAAAGATGAAAGATGTTAATGTTATTAGTGATGAAAAATTACCAATGGATGGAGATGGTAGTATTGATTGGAGTGAATATTATAAAAATAAAACACCTCAAATAGATAAAAAAGAATTTGAAAAATTACAAAAAGATGGAAAAGGGAAAAAATCACCTTTCTCTCCAAAATACGATGAAAATCCATTCTTAGACGATGATGATATTTATAATAAAATAAATGATTCTGGAGATTTAGAATTCATAGATTCTGAGAAAGACAGTCATGAGTTTGAGAGATTTGAAGAAGAAGTAGACCCTGATTTCATTTTTGATGAAGAAGAACTTGAAGATGATGAAGAAGAAGAAAAATTAGATGAATATATATATAATAAATCATCTCCTGGAGAAGGAGATGCTTTTTTAATTATTATTGAAGAAGAGGATCAACTAGATGATAAATTAATTTTTACTCATGAAATAAGAGAAACTGATATAATTTTTAAAGATGAGGATGATAACGATATAACCCTTTACCTTGACGAAGAGAAAAATATCATACTTCAATCAGATGATTATAAGTATAAAATAGTGGAGTTTGAGAGAATTCAAGAAATAGAACCAAAAGATCTTGAAGATGATAAATTATTCTTAACAAAGAATATATATGATGATATAGAATTAGATGTAGAGGAATTAAAAGAAAAAGTTTATTCTATGATTGAAAGGAAAGAAAGTTTAATAACCGAAATGATATCTCTTTTTAATGCACAAAAGAATAAACAAATGATATTAGATATTTGTGAAATAGCCGAAAATTATATACAGATGTTAAAAGATAATATAGGAAATGATTTTGATTATAATGATAAATTACCATTTCTTAAAAATGTGAAAGATGGAATATATGACTTTCCAAAATGGATTATTCCCATTGTCAATAATGTAAAGAAAATATATAAAGAAGATGATGATATAACAGAAGATTTTGAAGATATAAGTTCTGTTAATTTTGAACAAGAACTAAAAACAAAAAAAGATATTTTAGAAACAAATACTGAATACGAATCTCTTATAGCAGAGTCTTATAAAACAAAACCTTTCTACAATAAAGAAACGGGTGTAGTTCTAAACTATGATGGTCATTATGTTAGAGATTGTAATAATCATAATCCGTGTCATGGATTAAAAGGTGAATACATTTTTGAATTAAATAAAACAAGGAAAGAGTATAAGATTCCTTTAATTAACAAGGGAGAAACATATTATAGAACTGTAGTAGATAAAGAAAAAATTTCACTTTCTGGTCTATATATTATACCACATACAAATTATAATCTCACATTTGAAAATAATGATGTTTTACCATTGTATTATAAGACATTATTGGCAAATGATAAATATTCGTATGTAACAGTCAATAAAATATTTAATTATGATTCAATGGCACCTCATATAATTGGTCCAAGGACTGATAAAAGTGATATATATCCTAAAACAATAAATTCATATTTTTTTGATGAGTTTGTTAAACAAGAAAATATTGAAAGGACACTAAATAATCTTCCAAATATATCAGATATTATTGATAATATTCCTAAAAATATAATGTCCAAAATATTCAATCATACAGATTTCCGAACTCTTTTACTCCCCTATTCAATTGATTATAATTCTTTAGATAATGAGAATAAAAAGAAAATTAATGAAAAGATAGAAGAGAATACTAAGAAATATATCACAAACTATAATAAACTTTACAAGAAAAAGATACAAAAGAAACAAAAGAAAGTTAATAAAATACTGTCAACAGATGATAGGGTAGAATTATCATGGGGATTTATTAATTCAATAATGAATATTAATGTTAAAAACAATTACATTAAACAATTTATAGATGTTTTTTCAAGACAACCATTTGATGGTGAGGATGAAAGGTACCTCTATAAAAAGAATTCACACGAAAAATTATTATGTAAGCATTATATTTATAGTTCTAGAGTTGAAGATGATGAAGATGCTCATTTAACATTAAGAAGAATTTATGGTGGAATGCCTAAAGATGGAATTATTTCGTGTAATGTTTGTGGGGAATACTTGTGTCCGGAAGATTTTTCTCTTTTAGAAGGTTTTTCAGATGGTGCTCCGAAGAACACTAAAGAAGTCCTTAAAGAGGATAATGATTCAATAAGAGAATTAAGTGATAAACAAATATCTTTGATGAAGAATATTAAAAAGATATCTTCGTTACTCAGTTTAGAGTTAAATGAATTTGATAAAAATACAATAATAGATTTCTTTGATACAGTTAATGATGAAGAATTAATAGATCTAAGATATAAAAATACAAATACATTGAAAAAACATCCTGTTTATAAAGAAATCAGTAAAAAATATAAATTAATAAAACCAAAATCAGAAAAAGATAAAGAATTAAATAGAAAGAATAAGATACTTCTAGAAAAAGAAAAAGAATCATTCAGGAGATATCTCATTGATGGAAATGAAATTTTAGTTATAACATATCTTGTTTTATTTCATTTACAAGTTTCTTCCCCACCATACGATGTAAAAACAAAAGATATCTTCAATCTATGGAATAAAAAAGATATCTTTGAAAATGAATGGATTAATATTAATAAAGATATTCACTCTAAAATATCAATGAAAACTGTGAATGGTATATTTTCATTAATAGAAAAGACTTGTTCATATAATAAGAAAAATCCATTTTGGAATAATGTATCAGTCTTTATGAATGAAAGTAATAAATATAAAACATTGTCAAAACCCAAATCACAATTTATAATTGTTGGTTATTATATTCTTAAAAACTCAAAACTTCGGAATAAATTAAAAGAATATTATCAGAATCAAAATGATATCCATACATCGGTTTATTTAAAAGAAGAATGGGAATCATTTAAACCCTTACAGCAAAATTCCATTATTGTAGATATCAATAAAATTGTAAATGATAAGTTTAAAGATTTAAACTTTGCATTAAAAGAAAGAGGTGAAATTTCATATGAGAATATTTCTTCAATAAGACCATTTGATTATGCTTATAAAAATCCAAGAAGGACAGATCTAAAAATACCTTATTCAGATATTATGAAAAATGAATCATATAAACGTCTTCTTGATTTCAGTATACATCTACATGGTATAGAGGATGAAAACGATACTATTAATTTAATAATAAATAACTTTATTCAAACAATACAATATGGAGATATCATTGAAGATATGTTAATTAAAATTGGATGGAATAAAAAAGAAAAAAGACTGCGTAAAATAAATTATTATGAATTAAGAAAAACACTATTTGAAATTCAAAATATTTTTATAGAAAAAGATCCCAAAGAAAAGAATACCATAGAATTATATAATTATATTAAAATTAATAACTGGAATGGTATGTTATTAAATGGTTCTCCAAAGCGTTTCTATTCTTATAAAAATCCAACAGTATTACCTTTCAAAACATTTGATGAATTAAAAGAAATTTATGATAATTATAAGAGAGGAGATAAAGAAGAAAAAGGACTCAATGTAATTCAAGAATTATTTAAGAAATATTGTTTTGACAGTGATGGAAATATTAATGTAAAATTAAGTCATGATGATTTCATACTTAATATAGTCGCCGACCCCTCATTTGAAAGAGAGATAATATGTCACAATGATATACCTATAAATAAAGAAAATTTTGAAAAAATAATGAATCATAAGGTAGTTTCTAAAAAATTACCTTTCCAAGATATATCAAATATAGATAAACCATTCTTATTCGAAAATAGAATTTTTGATTTTATTGAAAAAAATAACTTCTTAGAGTTTTCAGGGGAATATACATTTCCATTGATGAATGAAATTTATTCATTAAAAGATATCTTAGAAGAAGATGATGAAAAAGTAAAGAAGGACTATAGAACTGTATTTAGTAATGTAGAAAGTGTTAAAAATAAATTAATAGAAAATATTAAGTTGTTTATTGAAAAATCAATAGATGATTCTATCTTATCTAAAGAACAATTATTGTATTATAAAAAAAATAGAGGAAAAATAGAAAATTTAGATGTATTCATCAATGATTTTTTGATTTCAAATAATGAAAGTGAAAAGCAAATTGATAATATATTTTATATCATCGGTCGTTTATCAAATAACCGTAATAAAACATACAAAGGAACAGTATTATCTTCAGATATTCCTAAACATTGGAAATTTTCTGAATTAAATGAACAAAATTTAAAACAATTTATTGATGAAAAAGAATTTTTACTCCATAATGAAGTATTTATTGAATCATCTAAATACGGTGGTTTTTATAAATATTTAGATGATGAAAAATATTCACATTGCTTCAAAGGTTTATTAGATTATATGAAAGAAACATATGTAAGTGGTATTTTTGATATTAATGGAGATGATAACTCCCACTACAAAATATTATATTCAAATATGTTTAAAAGATTCCTTGTTGTATACACACTTGACCGTATCATCCAATATATTGAATCCTTATATGATGAACAATCCTTACCTTCTCAGAAGGCGAATGAATTATTTTTAATATTAGAAGAAAAAGAGCAACTTGAATTGAAAGATTCCATAGAAAAATGTTCTGAACTTTTCTTTGATATATTAATGAACATGTTAGATGAAAATACAGACACAAATTGGATCTATAATAAAGATATTTCCGATAAATTAAGTAGACAAAAAGAAACAGAGAAACAGGATTTAATTAATGATTTGGAAGGTCAAACATCTGAAAAGAGAACATCAACTGTTGAAATGCAAAATGCTGGTATAATTAATTGGTTTAAAGATTTCTCATCTAAGAATCTTGAGAGGATTAAAGAAGAGAAATATAGTTCTAGTGTTGAGGAAGAAAGATTGAACAAAATTAAAGAACTTCTCTTAGAAAATCAAACTGAGATGGAAGTTTCAGAACAGTTTGGAGTCAATGTTGATTTACTACTTCAACAGATGCAACCAATTAATGAAGAAGAAGAAGAAGGTTTTGATCAACACGACGTTGATAGAGAAGAAGAAGGAGATGATGATGGTGATCACGATGGAGATTACCGAGAAGATTAAAATAATATTATTTTAATTTTTTTATTTTTTTATAGTAATAATGTATTTTACAAATCTTATAAATTATATTGATGAGGACTTATCAAATTATAATTCATTTGATGAAAGGAATTTAACAAATCAAAAAAGGGATATGTTCATGGAAATAGCATTTATAATATTTATAATAGCACTCATTGGAAAAATAATTCATCTTTTACTATTGAAATATGAAGTATGTAAAAAATTTGAAATATTAAATTATTAGATCATAAATGAATATAAAACAATAATGAGAGACCATAAACGTTTTTACTCAAATAAAGACTGTGAGAAATATAAAGAAGGTAACGGATATTTAACCATAGACAGATGTCAGGAAGGGGGTATAGTTAGACACCCGTTCGGTTCCCGTCAATTTGAAATTGATGACCGAAGTGGACAGTTACATGAGGAGGAAATTATTGAATTATATATGAATAAGACAGCAACAGGGAAAATGTTTAAGATAAAAGAAATTAGTAAGGGTGGCTTTTCCAACTGGAATAACAAGAAATTTAATGATTATATTCTTCTTTTAGAGAGAGTGTCATGATCCATTTAAACTTTACGAAGAAAATATTCTAACATACCATAGTACATAAACAATTTATACAATTCTTTTACATCTTCGGGACTATCTAAATATGTTCCATAATCTTTTCTAAATTCTTTACAATAAACACTATAAGGTAATTCTTCACCACAATAACATTCGGACATTTCTATATATTCTTTTGAATAAGAATTTATCCATTTTTTATATTTCTTATTCGCAATAATATATCCAGAATCTTCTTCTCCAAAAATATCTTTTAAAGAATCAATTGATTCATCAAATTCATCGTTGTAATATATATTTTCTGTAGTCTTCTTTAAATCTTCGCCACATTTTTTTAAATTTTCTGTAGATTTTGTTAAACTACTTTCTAATTTATCAAAATCCCATTTCATTTTAAATATTTATTTATTTAAATTGCGTTTTTAAATAAAAATTTATTTAACGAACAATAATAAAATGCCTAAAATAACAGACTTAACTCTAGTAACTGTAGAAAATATTCATGAACTAATACCTGTTTTTATTATTGATAGACAAATCTTAATTTCATCCTATGAAGATATGATTGATGTTGTATTAGAAATGGTTAAAAATAGATATCTTTTCAATATGGACCGTGAATTATTAAGAACAATAATGGAAGATCTAACATATATGTATTGTCCAGGAGATGATATTAACAAAGACCGTGTTATGAATCTTCTCGCAGCATCAGATGATGAAGATGATGAAGATGACCTTGATGAAGATGATATGCCTCCTCAGGTTAAGGTTGATAACCTTCTGGCATCTGATATTGAAGATTAATCAACCCCCAAAGATGCTAATATTCTTTTTAATAATTCGTTTTGTTTTTTTAATTCTTCAATTTCATTAGTAAGTGATTTTATTTCACCTTTAATATTAATGAGTTCGCCACCTACTTCAAAAGTTATCCTTTTATCTAAATAATCAATATCACTTACATACTTAAGTTCTTCCCTTTTATCACTTGAAGAATTTAAATTCATAACCCCACTTGGGATTCTTTCTAATTGCTGTGGTTGTGTAAAAAGATCTTCATTTATTGGTTGTCTAGTATCCCTTGCTAAATAATTCGCACCCCCCTTCATTCTCCTTGTCCTTCTCCTTCTACCCCTACCTCTCTTTGTTTTTCTAGATACTCTTGGCATTAGTTTATTATTATCAAATATTTAAAATAAATTTGATTTTTTTGTTAAAACTAATAACACCTTATTTATGGGATTAACTATACAACCTAATGTTGAAGATCCACCCCTAACTGTCAAAAATCATATTAGTTACAATAAACTATTTGAATTAGAATCATGTAATGTATCTGTAATATGGATTGTTTATGATAGACGGAGAAAAGTAATTGTAAATATGGGATTATCCCGTCCATGTGGTATAAACCACAGAAAAGCATCAATCCATGCAGAGCAAAAAGCAATTGACTATTGTCGTGGTAAAAGTAGAAATTATGATATTTACATTTGGAGATATTCAAAGGGTGGAAAGATTAAAGAAAAATATTGTTGTACAGCATGTACAAAATTAGCACAAAAATATAATTTCACGAATAAGATATTCACTTTTGTAAATGGTTCAAGGTGTAGTGCTGTTATTAATAACCCACCACTTTCCTTGTGTTATCAAATTAAGAACTGACTGGTAAGGATATATAAACATTTTTTTTTGAAATAAAATTCATACAATCTCTTATTAATTGTGATAAAATACCATACATTTTATCATTTTTTTCTCTCCATTCCTTTGCTTCTCCCTTTAAATTATCTATATATAAATTATTATTACGCATAGATTCTGGCCAGGTTAAAACTTCATCTTTGATTGTTTCAAGTAGTAACTCCCTACATTGATAAGAAACACCTGTTTCATTAAAATAGGACATATTTCTATCTTTTTCGTATATATATTTCACCCCATCTAATACAAATGAATATGGTTGTGGATCTCCATTGGGTGATCTTTCTATTGATTGAAAGTAACTCCCGGCAATAGTTTCCCATCTTTCATAATGATAATCTAAGATTTCTTTTTTTTCTGTAGTTTTAACTATATTTAATATCTTTAATGTTATTTCTTTTTCAGGTAATATTGATGATAATATTAAGTATATTTGTATATCTCTACTATTTTTCATATAAAAATATTAATAATATATATATATTTATGGTAGAAACAGTCCGTAAAAAACGTAATAGAGGACGTAATAATCGTAGAACACTCCGTAAAAATAATCGTAGAACACTCCGTAAAAATAATCGTAGAACACTCCGTAAAAATAATCGTAGGACGGTCCGTAAAAATAATCGTAGAACACTCCGTAAAAATAATCGTAGGACGGTCCGTAAAAATAATCGTAGAACGGTCCGTAAAAATAATCGTAGAACGGTCCGTAAAAATAATCGTAGAACATTTCGTAAAAATAAAGGATATACGGTTGATTTAAGTAAGTCTACATTATATGATAATGATGGTGGTGGTTGGATGGATTTTTTAAGTGGAACTAGTGGAGTTGATGGAGAAACAACAGATATTAAACAGAAAATAATGAAGATAATTAATGATAAGTGGGAAACTTATCAGAATGAGTATAGAGATATACGTAAAGATGATGATTTCCCTTCAAATATAAAACACGAAATTGTTTTTGAATTCATGGATGTGATGAAATTAAACTCATCTATTTTACCATCGGAAAAATGGTTAACATCAAAAAAAGTTTTAAAAGGAATTATATCTTTTGAAGATGAAGGCGAAAGCAAAGAGAAAATTGATGGAAAACAAGAATTTTATAAACGCCTTAAAAAAATATTAAAAAAAAATAAAGAAAATGAATTAAAAGCGACTTGGGCGCCCTTGATGACAAAAAACAAAGAATACCTGAAAAAGATAAGAGAATTAAGAAAAGAATTCAGAAAGACAACCTCAGCTAACTTCAAGAATAATCTTAACATGGCCGGGGATCATTTAGCAAAATCCATGAGTGCTATGGTAGAGGATCAACCGATTAACGATGGGAATTCAACATCAATAATGTCTAGTTTATTTAGTTCCCAAGATAATAATACAAGTATTGGTGATTTTTTTAATTTTGGAAGATCTCAGAATAATAACGAAAATCCAAATATAGCACAGCAACAACCGCAAAGAAATGATGTTCAAATAGCACAGTTACAAGAATCACATTCACAATTACAATCACAATTACAAGCATCACAGGTTGCTCTGAGAGACCAAAAAGCACAATGTCAAAATCAATTACAAGAAGCACTCGCAAAATCATCAACACCCTTATCTCCACCTGTAGCAGCGGAAGCGGTTCCAGTAGTTCAAACAACATCGCCCTTATCTCCACCTGTAGTAGCAGCGGCAGCGGTTCCAGTAGTTCAAACACCAACGCCCTTATCTCCACCACCAACGCCCTTATCTCCACCACCAACGCCCTTATCTCCACCACCAACGCCCTTATCTCCACCACCAACGCCCTTATCTCCACCTGTAGTAGCAGCGGTATCAACCGACGTACAATCATCGGGGGCAGAAGAAGCAGTGCAAGTGGCGGACGCGGCGTTGGTGGTGGTGAAAGGACAACGAGATGCTCTTTTTAAAACGCGTGAAGAGGCGCTGTTAGAGAAGCAGGCAGCAGAAGCCAAATTAAAAGCGACAAATGACCAATTAAATGAAAAACTCGCAATTGTTGATGAATTATTGGAACAAGAAGAAACACAAGTAGATCCAAAAAGAATGAAAAAAATTCAAGGGGAATTAGATACATTAAAAGCACTCTTTTCTAGAGATTTAAGTGATAGTTTAAATAAAGAATTAATTTGGTGGAACAATAAAATGGAATATGGTAAGTTAGAAGTTAATTTTCACGAACTAAGTTTAGAATTTCACAGAGCACTCCTTGTTTCATTTACTCAAAAATTAGAACATAAAATTGCAGAGAAAGAAAAGGCGATAAGAGAAAAAATGGAAAATGATAAAAAGATAGATGATACCAATAAAGAAATCCAGAATTTAAATAGTTCTATAAATAGAACTCAAGGAGTGGTTAGTGAAGAAACCATACAAAAAAATAGAGAAAACCTTGCAAAAAAAGAAACAGAAATTTCGGATCTAAGAAATAAGAAAATAGAACTAGATGAAATAATTAAAGGACTTACTGACAGTATTAGTGAACAAGGTGCGAATGTAGAAAAAGAAAAAAAAATTAACGAAGAACACGAAAAAAACATTGTAAAGGTTAAAGCGGATTATGCTACTGAAGATATTGAGCACAACGCCCGTAAGGCAGCAATAGAAAGACAAAAAGCAGAATTTACAGGCGGAGCAGCACAACCACAAGCACAACCACAAGAACAACCACAAGCACAACCACAAGAACAACCACAACCACAACCACAATTACAACCACAACCACAACCACAACCACAATTACAACCAAAACCACAACTACAACCACAACCACAACCACAACCACAACCACAATCACAATTACAACCACCATCACAATTACAACCACAATTACAACCACAATCACAATTACAACCACAAGCACAAGCACAACCACAACCAATAATACCAGTCGCAGAAGTTGACCCTGATACTAAAAAATGGATTGAAAATTATAAAGAATTAGTTAGTAGATTAGTTAGTTCTGAAGAAGATCCTAATGAGATAAAGGTTGATTTTTTTAATAGATTAGTAAAAGAAGATCTTTATAGATTTTTAGAACCATTGTATGAAGATATAAAAGATGAAATTGAAAAAGCAGAAGCATCTGAAAAAAAAGAGAAAGAAGAAAAAGAAAAAAATAAGGCAAAAGAAGAAGAAATTAAAAAAGAGAAAAAGGTTGGAAGTAATTTTATAAAGAATAAGAGGAAAGCGGTTAACAAATTTAAAAATAATTTAAATAAAATTAAAAATGAATATAGCAAACTTCTCAAACTATATGATAAAGACGAAATGACTGAAGTAGAAACTAGTAAATTAAATGAAATTAACAAAGGACTGGTTGAAGTAAAACGCCTCTTCCAATTGGTTGAAGAACTAAATCTCTCGCTTAACAAACTTAGTGGGGAAGAAGGCGATATCCCTTTACAAATATCGCCCAAGGATATTAATGATATCAATCAAATTGTTGATAAACGTAGTAAGGATATTAAAGTTTTAGAGAAGAATTTAGGTGACATAAAGGCCAAGAATCCAAAAGCATGTTTCCACGAAGATACAAAAATAAAAATAATAAGAGGTTGTGGAAAACCAAATGATATTTCTATATCAAAAGTAGTAGAAGGGGATATAATAGTAGGATACAATTGTGAGAAATCTAAAGTATTGAGTACATATAAGTTAAAGTATAGTGAAGAAGATCCACTTTATTTATATAAAGGTATTTACGTTTCCTCTTCCCATGGAGTTTTTAAAGGAGGGAGAAAAAAGAATGAATCTGGTGAAAATCTTCCATGGATTAACCTTCGTAGTATTGAAGAAATAAATGGATCAAAATTATCACAGAAAAAAGAACCATCATTTGTTTATTGTTTGCATACCGATACATCTACAATAGAAATTGTGGGAGATGATGATAACTATATTATTTTTGAAGATTATGAAACATCAGATGAAATGGTTGGTGGTAAGGGAGGGAAGTCGGGGAGGAGGAAGAAAAAGAAGTCACGTGGTAAAAGGAAGGCCGACCGGTTACAGAAGAAGAAAGATAAGGAAAAGAAGAAAAAGGATGATGACTCGGATGATGATAATCAAGAGGATGCCACGGCGAAGGAGGATGCCGCAGCGAAGGAGGATGCCACAGCGAAGGAGGATGCCACAGCGAAGGAGGCGAAGGAGGCGAAGGAGGCGAAGGAGGCGAAGGAGGAGGAGGCGGAGGAGGAGGAGGCGAAGGAGG